TGGTGTACTGGTATGGGTACTACTACCACTACTACTACTGGTATATAGGTAGGGGTACATATAGGGGGTGCTATATAGGGGGTATTATATGGGGGTACTGCATAGGGGCGTTATATGGGGTCATATAGGGGCGTTCTATATAGGGAGGGGTATTGCATAGGTGGGTTATTTAAAGCCCTGTAATTGTGCATAAAAAAAGTTCTTGGAGGCGGTCTGTAAAAAAGGCAAGGAAGCGATATTTGCACAAAAAAACCTAATTAAAAAAAGTCCTTTTTCCTAGTTTCTTCTATATAACTGTTTAAAAAAATTCACTTGTGCATACCATAAAAAAAGTGACTTGTCAAACACCCCTTTTTTCTGACCTAATACATAAAAAAACCATCTTGTCAAATCACTGTTTTTTCACCTTGAATACATAAAAAAACTAGCTTGTCAAGTTCCTTAAAATCAGACCTCTATACATAAAAAAATCCCTTTGTCAAGTTACCTCTTTTTCTCCTAATTAATGTAATTGCTGCAAGGTGTAAGCACACTTTTTCCATTCTGTCAAATGTACATAAAAAATCCCTCTTCATATCACACTTTCTTAATCTTGTCAAATATGTGTTTGCTGCTACCTATATACACAGATTTTGATTCCTGTCAAGTTTTCATTTCATCGATAAAAGATCAGTAAAAAAGTACATAAAAAAAGTACCCTATCCAATAACGGATAAGGCACTATGTATAACTCTATTCTATTATTCTTCCTCTTCTGCTACTACGTCCAAGTTAATCCCTTTTATAAGGTCTTTATAAGCAGGATTTTGTTTGATGTACTCTAGGAATGAATATCTAATAACTTGTGCTTTAGATACCTTTCCCATACCTCTATTTTCATAACGGTGTACTGCTTCTAATGCTTTTGTTTCCTCTTCTGATAACCTAACACTAATGTTAGTATAATTGGCTTGTGCCATACTCTAACCACCTCTTAAATTAATTAATTTGATTTCTAGTAGAGTATAGCAAAATATAGCAATGTCTAGCAAGTCCATTTGTTTATAGTGTAGTACACAGATAGATAAGTATTAGTTTAGTTAGATTCACCGTTATTCTTTCTCTATTACTAGTACATGGGACTAATACATTTTACAGGCTAAAATATGCACAAATTTTTCGTCCTTACTCTCCCAAGGGTTCAGCAAAGTAACAAATTATGTGATTAACACCCTCTATATACGTGAGACGCTTATAGTCCCTTTTTAAAGGTCTTTTACCTTGTGCCTATACTTTGGTATTCAAAGACACATACACGTGTGATTTGAGGCATTCTGAAGCGTCAAAACTATAATCACATACGCATGTACTATTGGAGAACACAAAAAAAGAAGGCTTTCGCCCTCTTATTCGCTATATTCTTCTTTTAACACTCTTCTAGCCTCTGTCATATCATTTGCAACATAATCGATAGTTTCAGGGTACAACGCAACGTTATTATCATAAACGTCCTCTTCTACAATGATGAATCGTAGTTGTGGCGTTTCCTTGTGTGACCACTCTTGTAATTCAATTGGGTCAATATCCTTTAGTGATTTAAAATAGCAATCGAAGAATCTGTACATTGGATGAATATTGTAATTTGTCATTTTTTGTTACCGTCCTTTTATTAGTTTGTTTTGGTTATTTATGTAAGTGAGGGGAAAAGCCCCCTCTTATGCTACTAAGTATTTCAGCGTGTAGTTTAAAGCACCACGGATAGTTTTACGTGTTACTGAGTTAGCCCACGCTTTACTATGGTCTTGTTCCCAAGATGGCTTTTCCTCTTCACGTCTAGCACGTTCAATGTGAGTAGTTTCGATGTGGTATTCTCCATCCTCGTAGACAGTCAACATAACGCTGTATGTAATGCCCTCAATGTGATAGACAACCTCGCCCATACCACTGTAAGAGTCCCAAGTATATCCTTTCTCTTCCAAGAAAGCTTCGATTTGCATTTCTGCAAACTCTTGGTCTGTCATACCTTTTACTTCAGGCTTGATAACTTCAAATGATTGTCTAGCATCGATAACATAAAAATCATTTTCAGTTTCGATGTGAAGGTAACGGTCGTTATAATCGTAAACCTTTCCTACTACTACATGACCATTGATTTCTGCTTTGATTGTTTCGTTTTTGAAGATTGATAAGTTTGACATAATGTTTTCCACCTTTTTACAGTTAATTTGATTTGTCCCTTACGACTTCTTAAATATAACATGATATACTTTCACTTGTCTACACATTTTTGAAAGTTTTTTATTTTCTTTTGGTAGGGGGTAAAAACCCCCGTCTGTAAAGGTGGAATAACTGTCTTATGCTTTCACTACTGTGTACATGTCTGTAAGCTTCTCATAAGCCTTCTGAGTGGCAAAATAGATTCTATAGCCTGAACTATCAAAGCTATAGTATTTTAAGCCTCTCATGGGTTCTAACAGCTTATCTGTTTTAAGTTGCCAATCGCTTATGTAAGAACTTGGATTTGCTACGATGTCAGGAATAATTAGAGTCTTTTTAACGGGCTTGTTTTCCTCTTTGAAAACCTCTTTCATTATCTCTTCTAGTTCCTCCGTCTCTTCGTCGCCCCATCCTTCCTCTTTACAATTCATTTTGTAAATATGGTTGTATAACTCTTCACTAATTTCTTTCACCTGGTCACTTCTAAAAAACTCTTCATATGAAAATCTTTCAAGTGGATTTTCAAGACTGTAAACACCTTCCTTAGTTGTTTCATATCCTTCATAAATCCATCCTTTTTCAGCCCAAGAAAAGTCGTCGCTATCCATTGGACTAACCCCTGTAGCCATGAAGAATTTTTTCGTCCCGCGACGATGATCTTTATTTTTCACACTTGACATACTTGGATAATTTTTCTTTGCCACTAAGTCTTCTACCATAGGTACAATAACCTCTACAGATAGTTCATTATGAGAAATGTTGCAATTGATTTCATTAAGTACTGCCACGTTGTAACCAGCTTCTTTTAAAGCGTCGTGTGCATAGATTTGAGTCATGAAAACCGCATCGGCAACATCACCTTTATAGAAGTCGTTAGCTTCTTTTACTAGATGTTTGATAATCATAGTTGCGTCTTCTTTTACAGCTTTTCCATATTTACGAGAACCCTTTCCTGTTACCTTCACTTTGAAAGAATCAGTAGCCATGTTATAGATAACAGTTGTTTCCACTTTGTCTACGCTTGTGTATGGGTCTACCGTAGGATTCATATACATATTGATATATAAGATTTCAGGTTCATTGCAGTAGTTAACAACACTAGTAATTTTAGAACCTAGGATATTTTTAAAGCCTGTCATTGAGTTAGTTAGATAATGTTTTTTAGAAGTAATTGAGTTCATTTTGATTTCCACCTTTTGTCAATTTAATTTGTTTGTTTGTTCCTTACGAGAATTATCATAACACTGTACACTTTTGAAAGTCAACACTTATTTTGAATTTAATTTTAAAGTTAAACTTAATACTAGTATTAGTACTAACAAAGGGGTAAAAAATACCCCTTTGTTTTTATCTGTGAAGTTCTACCACTGTGTTAAAGTTAATCCAGTGAAAACCACCTTCAAAGCGACAATCTTGACCATACTTTTCATAGTCGAAGTATCTAGCTAAAATGCTATCGTCGTTAGGGTCTACAATGTTGTTTCGTTCTGCAAGTTCCCACCCAAGGTCATAATCATTTTCAACATTTTCAAAGATTGTATATGTACCATTTTCAAGATGTTCAATTGCTTCACTGAACACGTCACACGCTGAGAATACTGCATCAAAGTCTTCAGCATTATCTAGGTCTGCAATGATTTTTAATTGTGATAATGAAAGGTTATTCAAGTTAGATTCAAAATCTGATTCAACCCATTGTAATTCAACGTCTGTGTCCATTGGATTAAGCTTTTCAAAGAACTCATTGATTTCTTCATTTGAAGCCGGAAGAGTTAATGTTGCGAAGTCCATATTTCCAAGATTTAAGTAGTTTAGTTCTAATACGTTTGTCATTTTAATTTCCACCTTTTAGTTAATTTAATTTAATTTGTTGTCGCCTTACCGACACTTATTACTTTACACTATAAACTTTCAAATGTCTACACATTTTTGAAACTTTTTTTAAAAACTTTTTTTAGAAGTTCAAACTGACCGTATCCCATAAATGGTCACTAATGCCAAGGTGAACCCTGCTTTCATTGATAGCCTGTATCTTTGCATACACAGCATCAATTTCTTTTTTAATGCTTAAAGCCTCCGCATAATCCCCCTTTTCATATGTCTTTATATACTGCTTGGATAACACCCAATACATATGATTTTCGCTTGCATATTGGGCGTATAAAACATTTGCTACTAATTCCTTATTTAATAAATCCATGATTATTTAACCCCCACGATTTCAATTTTATCTGAATAGATATTGATAGTTAATTCAGAACATCCTTCAAACGTTGCTAATGCATCCTTTTGACGAATATCAATAACAGGCTTTACGAATGATTTCATAGCACGTTTTGAAACTGTATTTTTACCTTTAGTTTTAGTACTAGAAACAGTGACAATATTAGTATCAATATTAACTTCAAAGTATGTACCAACTTGGAAACTAGTTTCAAGTAAAGCTTTATCTTGAATATAGATACCACGTTTTGACATTTTAGCAGTACGAGATTTTATAAGTTCTGACTTTTTAGAAGCTACCTTTTTAGCAGGGGCTTTCTTTTTAGCTGGTGCTTTTTTAACAGCTTTCTTTTTAGCCGGTTTAGCTGGTACAACTTCCTCTACTACAGGGGCAACTTCCACAACTTCTACAACCTCTTCTACTACTTCATCGAATCCGAATAATGATAATTGTTCACTCATTTTTAGTACCTCATTTCAGTTAATTTGTTTGTTCCTTACAGTTACTTACTTTACTGTATAGACTTTTGAAAGTCAATACCTTTTTTTAAAACTTTTTTATTTAAACATTTCCATGATTGTTAATACACCGATTGCATAGAACACAATCTTGTAAGCCTTGATATAAAGGCGTTTACGCTTAATCATTAAATATGTATAACGGAAAGTTCTGTATAAATCACGAATATCTTTTTTCATTTCTCATAACCTCGTTTCGTTTATCTGATACTTACTTTACTGTACACACTTTTGAAAGTCAATCACTTTTTTAAAAGATGGGACAAAGGCCGCATTTCTTTGTAATTTATTTACAGCTGTAGTGGCAGCATGATAGTAGATCATAAAGAGATAACAAGAAAATGAACATAAAAAAAGACCGGTGAAAGTTCACCAGTCCTCTTTTGTTTCTTAGATTTCGTACTTTCTAATAAAGAATAGCCACAAGAAAAATACAATTGTAGATAGAGATATTAAAACCGTCCAGATAATTCTTCTATCAGATTTTTTACGTAGCCCATAATGTTTATTGAAAAGATGATAAAGCTTTGTTACCTCTTCGATAAATGCCAAGATAATTAAACCTGTCTTCTGTCTAGCTGTCCAGTTCTTTCTAACTCTTACTTGTTTTTTCTTCATCTAAAAAAACACCGTCCTTGAAAGTATTGTAAAGTGCATTGCCTTACATCAATGTCCCTTACAGTAATTCATTTTAAATTACTCTATTGCGAAAGTCAACAGTTATTTAGACAAAATAAAAAGACAGGTTCTAGTCCTGTCCCTCATTAACTATCACATATAAATTTATCTCAAATTCTAGCCTTTGGATTGATTCTCTCGCCTTTTCTCTATCTTCCTCTGTAGTCTTCTCTCCATTCGGCAAGACTTCTGCATCTCTTATTAGCACCAGCATTTTAATCCACCATTCAACCATTTCAGGATACGAAAATTTTCCATACCCTTCATTTACTGCCTCTTTGCGTGAATTATATAGAAATTCATTAAAATCTTTGACTAAATTATCACTCAAAACATTACCCCTCCAAAAGCCAAAAAATCCTATCAGTGTAGCATATTCATTAAAGCTTAAAACCATAATATCCTATATATTTATGGTTGTCACTACGTCAAAAAATACCAATAAAAAAGACAGGTTCAGCCCCTGTCTTCACCTAAAAATTTCCTGATCTTTATTTTTGTTTTGACTCTTCACATTCTTCTCTTTCGTCTTCTTTCTTCTCGAAAGCCTCTTTAGTGATAGCCATTTCTCGCTTCATCTTTTCGATTAAGATTTCACAGATTTTAATTTCTTCTTCTGTTAAATCATTTCCAGCAATATCCTTACCATATTCTACTCCCTGCCTATAAAATTTCATAGAAAGAGAAACAATTTTAAAATAGTCTGAATCAGTGAAGTTATTACGTTGCTTATAGCCTTCACGGTTATGGTCAACCACAGTGTATTCCTTTTTTGCCATTGGTAACACTCCTTTAAAAAATGTATCGGGGATAGTAGAACTTACCTATTGTAACAAACTATGTAACAACGATAATACAGGTAAAACATGTATATCGTCTACATGTTTCGACAAAATAAAAAAGACAGGTTAGTTAACCTGCCTAAATATTATATCATAAAATTATCTTTAATTACTTATTCTTTTTAAACTCTTTCAGAACACGGTGAAAACGTTTAGGCGTTAACCCCATGTATTCGTTTTTTAAGAATAAACGGAAGTCACCTAATTCTTGGTTATCCACCCATATACTTTTCCCTGACTCAGCATCATAAACTTCTCTTTGATTTTCCTTAGTATCTTCTACTGCTTCTATCTCGCTTGGAAATTTACCTTCTAAATAAGCTTCCACCGCACGACGTTCAGCGACACGTCTAAAGAAGGTTGTTTGACTTAGAAACCATTTACCATTATCATCTTTCCCGTATTCCTCTTGAATCGTTTTAAAAGTTTTCTTATTTTCAGGGCTTAAAAATTCCTCTAATGCACGTTCATATAAACCTTTATTTGATTCAGTACGCCCAAATTGTCTACCTTCAGCACGTGCCCTTGCAATAGCCGGTTCTGTTCTCTCTTTTATAAAACGTCTCTCCATCTCAGCAAACATGGCTAATAGGTGAACCATAGCTTGTGCCATTGGAGAATTGTTTGACGTGTCCACGCCATCATCTATAGATTTTACATAAATATCTCGTTCATATAATTTTTCAAGTAAAGCAATTACTTGTGATACGGAACGTCCAAGACGGTCTAATTTTTTAACTAAAATAATGTCGCCTGGTCGAACCTTTTTAAGTAATTCATTTAAACTTTCTCTATCCATATTCTTCCCTGTTTGCTTATCAGTATAGATATTTTTATGTTCAATTCCTGCTTTCAAAAGTGACTCAATTTGTAAAGTTAAATCTTGTTGTTGAGTCGATACACGTGCATATCCATAAATAGTGCCTTCAGTTGTTGTCATTATAATAACCTCGCTTGTTTTAAGTTAATTTATTTGATAAGAAAATACTATCATATGTGTCTACACTTTTGCAACAAAAATATTAAAATAAATTTCAATTGATTTAAAAAAATATGTTTTACAAAATATAGAAAACTAGTTAGTTCGGTAAAATATACCTCTTTAAAACTATTCGTGTGCAAAGTATAGTTATACAGGTGCTAACGTGTAACACACTAAAATCAACTATCGAACATTAAAACAACAACAACTTACACAAGCACACAGACAAAACACACACACCATTAACTTTCAAGGGAGGCTACTATGAAGAAACAAATTATTTCTTCTGTACTAGCTTTAAGTATTCTCGGTGGTATCGGAGTTACTTCAGCAAATGCTAGTACAATTAAGATGTTTAAAGAACCACCATTTCAGGCGTATAAAGTAGATAAAGGAGATACATTTTTCTTTATCGCTAAACGTTACGGATTAAACTATTTAGAACTTATGAAGCTTAATCCTTCCGTTGATCCTTATAATATGAAAGTCGGTTCAATCATTCAATTAAAACCGTCAACGCCTACAGCCTCAACGGGTTCAGGCACTTCTGCTGCTACTGGGGCCGCAGGCAGCACATCGGTTTCAGCGTATGCAAAACAGGTCGTAACTTTAGTTAATCAGGAACGTGCGAAAGCTGGTTTAAAACCTCTTACAATCAATTCTACATTAACTAAATCCGCACAGGCTAAAAGCCAAGATATGCATGATAAGAAATACTTTGACCACAACTCACCTACTTATGGTTCTCCATTTGATATGATGACTAAGTTTGGATATAAATATTCATATGCTGGTGAAAACATTGCTATGGGGCAAAAAACGCCTTCAGAGGTCATGAAAGCTTGGATGAATAGTTCAGGTCATAAAGCAAACATTTTAAGCCCTAACTTTACAGAAATCGGTGTAGGGTACGTTTCAGACGGTTCTTATTGGACACAACAGTTCGGTAAACCACAATAATTTAAAATAAACCATCTTCTCTATATTATTTAACCTATATTGCGTATTGCGAATAAATATAATGTATAAAAAAGAGGACAGGCATTTTAGCCCGTCCTCTTTTTTTTCATAGCTGAGATAATACTAATAATTCATCTAACTTATCATCCATCATTTCGTCTTTATATTCTTGATTATAACAAAAGTTTATTTTAACAAAATGAAACATATCACTTTCACTAATTAAATAAGTGTCTCCTTTATTGTCAAATATAAAGAAAGAAGTTTCCACCTTTCTATCGTAGTTATCTCCTTCTGCAAATCGGTAGCCCTTCCATTCAAACAGAATTGATACACCATTCTTTGCCCGTTCCATGTAACCATTATAAGACAATTTAACAGCTTTATATTCCATTAAGAAAACCTCCTTAAATTTTTAAAATTCCATTTTCAAGTAAAAGTGTTAACATTAATTCGTTTATCATTTCACTATTCTTGTGTTCAGTAATTTCGCCTATCTCTTCTATAAAATCCTTAGTAACTAGAAAGTATTTAGGGGGTAAATCATTATTGATTAAAAAATGATGAATCACATAATATAACTTTTTACCTTTAAATCCTTCACCTTGACTAAAGAAAAAACCTGACCATTTATATAAATCCTGTACGTTCTCTATACCGCCCGTAACTTCGATAAATTCCATTTCAGAAAGTTCATATGCTTTTATCTTCTCCATTAAGAAAACCTCCTTATATGCTAAAAAAGACAGGTCTAAGCCTGTCCTATTTTAATCCTCTTCCGGTAGTCCAAAAACTTGTCTTAAAACTTTATTGACTAGTCGTGATTTCTCACGTGGATTCTGTTCACCGAACGCATTATAAATCTTTAAAACCTCTTCATCTAAATACACTGAAACCTGTGTCTTTTTAAGCTTTTTCTTAGGTTTAAGAATACTACTTAAATCGACTTTAACTTCAGTTTCATTATTAGTATCAGTTTTAACTTCATTTTTAGTACTATTTTTAGATTTAGTATTACGAGTAGTTTTAGGTTTAGTCTCTTCTTTAACTTCAGTACTAGGTGTAGCAACCTTATTAAAGTTAGATTCCCTTACTTCCTCTAATTGTTTTTTAGCGTTTCGTTTCATACTCATAGTTACAAATTTCCTCCCATAACATTTCATAATGAATACCTGAAGTAGTAGTTTCGTCTAATACTGCTGGTAAATGCTTATCGTCCACTGCATCAGCATAGGAGATAGTCATAGGGATTTGCGTGTCAAATAATGGTATCTTCATTACTTTACACCATTCTTGTGTTTCTAACATTACACGTCTATGCACCTTTGTATGCATTCTAGTTAATGTAGCAACTACGCCCATAATTTCAAGTTTAGGGTTAGAATCAAAAGCGAATTCTTTAATCTCTTCGATAACCTTTGTTAATGAACGTTGTGCGTATTTCTCCGGTACGTATGGGATTAAAACTTTATCAGCGTAGTTAAAAGCATTCCCTACAATTAGCCCTAAAGATGGCGGTGTATCAATAAAAACATAGTCATATTTCTCTTCAAGATTTGCGAAGGTATCTTTCATAATATCAAAGATTTTATCATCGGGATAAGCTTCTCTATTTCTAAGAATTCGGAACTCAAAACCCGTCATATTGTCCGTAGAAGGAATTACGTCAATATTGTCGTATACGTTAATGATGGCATCGTTAACGTCACACTGACCTGTGAGGACTTCGAACATACCTTCAGATATTTCGTCGGGGTTCAGGTCAAAAGTTAGGAGAACATTGCTTTGATTATCAGCGTCAATGATAAGAACTTTCTTACCTTGTTTAGCCAATACACCAGCAAGGTTTGTAGCTGTGGTAGTTTTAAGAATTCCGCCTTTGTTGTTTGATACACAAATGATTTCCATGAATAATTCCACCTTTAAAGTTATTTAATTTTCAATGATCTTTGCCTTACATTTACAAACTATACAGGAAAGATTATCTAAAGTCAATATTAATTTTGAATTTAATTTTAATACTAGTATTAGTACTAACATTACATAGAAAAAGAGGCATGGTCATATATACCACGCCTCTTATGATTGAAATTAAATTTCAATAAAATTGTTTTACTTATTGGAGTAAAATTTCAGGTACTATATAAACAATTAAGTTAACTTAATTTAATACTCATTAGAGTAAGTTAAGTTAACTTAATCAGCTTCCATTATCTCAGAAATTTTAGGCTTATTGCCATTCTCTATATTAAATTTAGCTTGTTTAATTAAGAATTTAATGAGGTCAGTCTTTGTAACTGTTGAAATACTTTGTCTTTGGAAATAATCAATTAAGAATTCCAAGTCTTCATTTTCTTCTCTATTTAAGGTTATGGTTAAGTTCTTTTGTTTGCCTGTGCTAGACACTATTTCTCACTCTCCCTACACGTATAAGTACATAATATAATAACTACTCTGTGTAGTACAATCTTTTTTATTCAACTTAATCTGTTTGTAATAAGAAAGTTAATTCCAGTGAATATTTTTCCTTTACTTCGAGTACATTACAATGCTATACTGTACTTACCTTGAAAGTTAGTTTTTTTTTTAACTAAAAAGTAATGGTCTAATCCTTTGGGTAGATGCATTACGCCTTGAAAGTTAATTTAATTTGATAATGATACCGGAAAGTATCATCCTTACAGAGAAAGCCCCTGTGCCTAGTGCATGGGGGTTTTTTCGTGTCGAAATTTGACATAAATTAACACAGATAAGAACATCTTTATAGGGTATAATTGACTAGTAAGCAAATTAAATTAATGGAAAAGGTAGGTATTCAAATGGCAAAACAACTTTATAACGAACCAATGCAAGAAGTAGAGGCAATGCTGAAAGCGAAACGTGACCATGATATGAAGGTTCAGCAATATGCCACGCTTAGTGGTATAAAAGGCAAGCAGTTCGGGAATGATATATTTACAACTTTAATTAAGTTTAAAGATTTAAGAACCTTTTTAGATGTTTTCCCAAATGTTCAAAGAAATACAGTAGCTAGAAAAGTTTCTAAAATTAAAACTTATACTATTTCAGGTGTTACAGATAAATCTACAATGCGTTTTTTCCCTTCAGTTACAGCTACAGCTAGAGGTAATGTATTCTATGATGAATCTTCAAAACAATTAGCTATAGATACTCAAAATAGTAAACTCTCATTAAATGATGGACAACATAGACACTTTGGCGTGTGTGAAGCTTTAAGAGAATTAGAGGGTAGAAGTAACAAAGCAAAAGACCAGGCGACTAGACAACAAATTAATGATTATATTAGAGAATTAGAAGAAATGGTTATACCTTTAACTATATTTGCTGGATTAAATGAGATTGAAGAAAGTCAACTATTCTATGATACAAATGCAAAAGCCCAACGTCCAAGCCGTTCAGCAACTATCAGACTTGCACAGACTGATTATATTGCAAAATTATCACGTGAACTTACAGAACAAAATATGTATTTAAAACGATATGGCGTAGAGATGGATAAAATGAGTATTCAAAGAAATAACTCTAACTTTATACTTTTAACTACTGTCTATGAATTTATTAAAAGACTGTTTTGGTCAGAATATAAGAAAGATATTGATTTCCTAAACTCTAAGAATTATGGACTTTATAAAACCATTGTAGATAATACTTTAGATATGGTTTTTAAAAATCTTCCTACCGATCTACACATCAAAGGTAAGTATTTGTTAGAGAAAAACTATGCTTTAAAAGGTGTTGCAAAGTTCATTCATTGGGCTAAATTAAACAAGATTGACGACAAAGATATAATGGCAGCAATTAAGAGTGAAGAGTGGGAAATGGATTCAAAACACTGGTATAATTTCGGTGGACGTTTAAGTGAAATTAATGGTATTCTTGCCTTTAATGGTGGAGAAGCTGGAATTTCTGCGGTTTATAATTCATTAAAGAATCGTGTAGAAGGTAAATAAAAAAAAAGAGGACATGGCTAAATGCCGTGTCCTTTTTGCAGTCATTAAGGTATTCAGGTTAACTAGGTATATTCTCGGTATAGTATATGCTTACTTTTTAAAAACGTGATTCCCAATTGTAATAGTGGTTGGTCTTGAATCTAACCATCTACTAGTACTAGTTTTAGGATTATAGAAAAATAGACTTCCTGCCCCTTGTGAACGATTTAAAGTTAAAGCCTCATTCACGGCACGGATTGACTCACTATCTGCTGGTTTATTAATCTCTCCGTTACTTACTGGTGAGAATTGACCAGATTGATTAATTACTGCTGAAATAGAGTTAGGAAATGAAGAATTATCGACACGATTCAAAACAACCGTAGCTACCGCAACCTTACCAGCATAAGGTTCTGATTCAGCTTCAGCACGTACTAGACGGGCTAATAAGTCTTTCTCGTAAGCACTCACACTAGTATTAGTAGTAACATTAGTACTAATAGTAGATGCCTGTGTAGTGTTATTTTGATTCGTGATGATATTCTGACCCACATAAATTCTGTTTAAATCCTTAATACTTGGATTTAACTTTGCTAACTCTTGTAAACTCATATTATTTTGTTGGGCGATTTTATTCATAGTGTCTCCACTTTTTGCCTCATATGCGAATGCTGAAGTAGATGAAAAACCTACTAAAGCAAAAGCACCAGCTAATGCTAGTGCCGTTACTTTTTTAATCATTATAAATTACTCTCCCTTTTTATAGATGTGTGCTAAACCTTCTTTCAGTAAAAGATCATTAAATCGATTGTTTAAATCTCCGTCTAAATAAACATCTGTTAACCATCTACCGAATGCGTCTTTTTTAGAAAACTGGACTAGAATTTCTTTATCTAAAAGATGTTCAATTGTATAGTCTCTAGCCTCTTCAGCCAAAGGTTCGTGTTTACTTAGTTCCGGTGTATCTGCCGTATTTAACCTGAATACCTGTTCCTCTAAATGCATCTTCATTTGAAGAGTAGGGACGGGAATAATAAGCGTTCCTACAAACGTATCCCCGTCTTTAACTCTTGTAACTATAACTCTATAAAACTCCCCCATTTTACAGGTCAAAACTCCTTTTGTAATATGATTGTAATGTTACTTAATATAGAAATCTGCTTCGAATAAATCATCAAAGTCTACAATGTAAGTATCTGAAATATCGGTATAACGTCCGATGCGTGTTTTTCCAGCACCTAAATAAACTTCGTCGCCACGTTCAATTCGTGCTAATGCATTTGATAGAGTAATCTTTGTATATGCTTCTACCTTCTTAAATTTAGAACCCGTTAAAGCACTAGTAGGTGTAACTAATGCCGTTTCTGAAACATTGTCATACATGCTTTCATGCTTTAAAGTATTTCCCCCATGAATAGCACCACGAATTACAAAACGTTTCCCAACGTAGTTACTTAATGGACTATGTGCAACTTCGTAAACTTCTTTATCTTTTCCGTGAATAAATAATTCACCGTATGTGTAAAGTCTCTCAGCCATTATTTAACCTCCTTCATATATGGAAGAATAGGTAGGTTTTCAAAATCATATCTAGCAACCTCGCCCCAATCTTCGAAGTAAGCGTGTAAGCTATCTGTTAACATTAAGTTGATAATGTTTCCTGTAGGATTGAATAACAAAACAGGTTTAGAAATTGCATAAGCATATCCTAGTTCCATAGCTGTTCCTGTATCATCGTAGTTATCACCAATAATTCCAAAAACATAATCAGCCCAATGGATGTGTTTAATATCATTTCTAAATACATTAGTTCTCCATTCAAATGAACCGAATTCTACCATTGGTAACTGGTTTTCACGTGGACTGAAAACTGTATGTCCTAAGTCTCTTAAAAGTGCTTCTGCTTCCTCAACCTGTGCTAATTCCTTTTCATTAAAAAACGGTGAAGCTAAATAGATTTTTGCCATTTATAATACCTCTTTCCTTTTAATATCTTTTATGATTTTTAAACTGATTTCGTTGTCATGTTCTCGAATGTATCTTTCAATGTTCTGTAAATCAAATAGTGCTGCAAGGGCCGCAATCCCACAAGTGAAGATAGTTAAAAATAACATCATCAGACCAGTGCCATAACGCCCCAAATAAAAACGATGAAAACCCAAGCCACCGCCAATAATGCATAAAGCATAAGCAATTCTCCGTTTCTTACGTTGCTTTAAAAACCTGTTCAGATAAGAAACATATTCATCAGAATTAAGTCCCTTAATCCAAGGATTTATATAGAGTAGATAATCCAATAACTAGCCCCCTTCGTGATGATCTTTACATTGGTATACTTGCGAAAAAATGAAAAAAAGGACAAGTGATTTTCTCACTCGTCCTCGTCTCTAGGTTTCATAAACCATGCAAAGAATAGTACAAATGCAAATAAGGCAGTCCATATCTCCATTGTCAATCCTCCTTATTTTGCGTCGCTGTTTTAAATGCGTTTGGATGATTGTGTACTTCTCTTAATTTAATGAAATCTAGGTTATCATCACCTACACGGGATTCCCTACGATTTCTTAATTTTTGTTGTGATTGAGATAGAATAGGGTACTCAGTATGGCGTACTTTATGAGTTCCTTTATCTCTCATTGTGTCGGCTAAAATATATGTAGCTAACATATCTAAATAGTAACTTCCTTCATAATGCTTTCCAGCAATTTTGAAGTACCATTCTGTTAAATCCTCCACCTGTTTAATACGCATTTCTAATGGCAGCAACTCTTTTGTATTTACAAGTAACTCTACATCAGATTCAAATTGTGATTTCAAACTCAACTTACTCACCTCTTGCCTTTAAAATCATGTGATAAGATGCAAGGTTTTTTACTGCTTTCTGAATGTGTTCCTGAATAGTTTGCTGATTCAATTTAAGTAAATCGGCAACGTCTACCTGTCGTAGATCATTGAAGAAGCGAAGCTTCACTACCTCTCTTTGTCTCTCTGTTAGACACTTTCTCATTGCGAATTCAAAATCTAGCAGCATATCAGATATTGCTAAATCATTCGCATAAAATCGTGCCTCTGCAATCTTGTGATAATCATTTAAAAAAGCTGATACACCAGCCTCGGTTTCTAATTTGTAAGCGTTTTCATATTTGTTCATGAAAAACTCAACTCCCCTCAAATTTCTGTAATATATAATCAACTTGTTCGAATAAATCTTCTAAAGTCGTATTGTTTGTAATTAAGTAGTCATATGGTAAACTTCTAATAGCCTGTTCCACCGGATGATTAAATGTCTCTTCAGTGAAGTTGTCACCAGCTTTTAAAGCACGTTCTTTTCTGATTTCAAAATCTGCATCTACTTTGATAACTGTAAAGCCTTCAGATTTTAACCATTCATATTCATTAGGTTGTCGAAGGTCAGTACAAATAAAGTTAGGTGATGATAGTTCATTGTGGAGATAATATTTATTTGCTGTATATTCAACCCATACATTAGCGTTAATAGTTCTCATAAATGTTCCAATGTCTTGAAAGTGTTTGCGTGGTTTTCCGTTAGCAAAAGCTTCAGGGAAAAACTCACGAATAATTTTTTCAATACCTTCAGCAAAATAAAGCTTTTCACAGTCGTAAATCCTACGCATGATATATTCGCACACCGTATCTTTGCCTGATCTTATTTCGCCTGTTACAGCGATTTTGATTTGTTTCATTAGTTACACCTCTTTAGATTGTCATTGTCTTACAGTGTGTAACTTGCATATGTGTGAACTTTTGGGACAAAAAATGTTGATTTTTTTCGCTATAGCGTATATAATTTTGTTCTGTAAGGAAATTAACTATAAGGCGGTAATAAAATGACACATACTTTGAATGGACAAACTAATGGTGCTACACGTGATGTTTTACAGGAATATCCTGATTTTGGATTAGAATGTAGACTAGCTGAATTGTTAGAGGAAAGAGGATTGAAACTAGATGAACTAAGCCTACTTACCGGAATAAGAACATCTACGCTTTCATTCATAATGAATCATAAAAAATCGACTATTAATGTTGGACATATAACTGCTATTGCATCTGCTTTAAAAATTACAGATATTAGACAACTCTATGGATTTACAATGGAAGAGGAAACTAGACGTAAATTTAAGACAGAAAGACATTTACAAGAATCGCTAGGAATGACGCAAGATATGGAAAGAAGAATGGAAAAGAATAAGGCAATATTGGAGAAAGAAAGAGAAGCTAGAAAAACTAAAAAAGAACAATAAAAAATCCCCCAGGCATTTAAGCTTGGGGGTTTCTTTTTAACTCTTATCTGTAATTAAATATAAGCCATTCCATAATAGAAAGAATACATCTATACAGATTTGAATTGCGTCTTTATGCATAATATCTACTGCTAGACATAATGAAAGACCGATAATAAAAATTACTGAAAGTGTACGAAAAAGCAATTATTCAACCTCCGTGAATTCAGCATCAATAACGTCGTCTTCTTTTTCCTCTTCCTTCTTACCCTCTTCAACCATGCGGTCAAATTTCTCTAATAACTCAGTACGGTCAACCGGAACATATTCAGTTAATTCACCGTTTTCAATTCCAGTGTGAATAGTTAACATTTTAGTGCCTTCGTCAACTACGATTAATTGAGGTTCTTCGTGCCCTTGTAAGTTTAGAGTAAATTCGATAATAGCATTTTGAATAGGTTGGCGTTTTCCTTTTGTTTCTAACTTCTCTAATGTGTTGTTCAAAATTTCTTGAACAGCCTTTCCTACTTGTTGTGGTGTAGCAGCACCTTGAAAAACGATACGCATATTATTTTCCTCCTAAGATTTTATTAATTTGGTCATATTGTTTTAAACGTCTTTTTAAGACGATGTTTTGAATAATTCTTCTAATTAAATGAATACCTAACCATATAGATAAATACACCGCATAATGCAGTTTTGTATATCCAAGATAGAAGGCATATGGAATTCCTAGATAGTAGATCACTAAGCAAGCTAAGATAATTGCAAAGAAAAATACTACTAAGATGAATGAAAGAAGTTTTTTCAATCCAGTAGTTCACTCCCTTTTATTTTCACAATATCGTAATTATCAAAGAGACAAGTTGTGTCGCAAAAATGATTGCCATTGAATGACAAGAATCTTTCATCAGCGAATAAACGCATATCGCAATAATGGCAGTTTGAAACACCTACCCTTTTATGAATAACGTCTTTAGCATTGAACTTTACCATTGGATTTTCTACTTCTTCTCTCATGATTAACACCTCATTAAATTAGTCGATTCAGGTTTACACTTGCACTTATGTATTGTTTTGGGACAGATGAAATAAAAAAAAGACCGAGGAAAAATCCTCAGCCTTTTGCCTTTAATATTATTTTTTGTTTTTAGTTGAGTAAGCCATAAGCAAGCAGAACTCCGTACCACTAAGAATTGTCGAAGCAGTGTTAGTAATAAAGAATGATTGCATTTCAGGAATCCCTAAAACAAGATACATGTACACAGCATACATTTCCATTAATACAATACCGAAGAAGATAGAACCCAGATAAATTTTACTAAAGTCGTCTACCGAACGTGTTTTAATCATTTTAATAATTTGAGGAATGTACCCGATTGACAAGATAACTCCACCGATAAGTTGTAACATGCTGAAAAATTGTGCTAAATCCATTTGATAATTTCCTCCCGTGTTTTACTTTATTTTTGTAGGCGTGGTTAACGTCACGCCCCGTAACGTTTGAATAAATTTCTTACTAGTACTGCATATAGTACTACTATCAATACTGGTACTAACATTAGTTAGGGAATTTCTCTAATAGTTGATACTGTTCTTCACCACATAAAGTGATTTGATTTGTACGCCCTTCGACTTTACAATTAAGAATCCATTGCCCGTCATGAGAACGAAAAACCTCAACAACCGTACCCTCTTTGAATCCTTGTTCTAAGTACCATGAAGCTTTAACAAGAACTTTCTTCCCAACAGCCCATGAAGGAAAAGCCTTTGTTTTAGGTGCTTCAATAACTCCTTCTTCCATTAAAGCTTCGTGAATCATATTTAAGACTACTTCTCTATCTTCAAGACTTTCAACAAAGTCAAGTTCATCCCCATTAATAACTAGTACTCTTGATTGAGTATATTGGTTAAACATAAAATCGTCATAACGAGACCATAGTTTATAGAAGTAATCCTTATTTGCTTCAAGGTTATTAACTTCAATATCTCGACCACGTTTAATAAGACGTTCCATAAACGTTTCAAAACTGATACGAATATAGATAGTTAAGTCAGGTGCTTTTTTAGGAATCATATCTAGTTCAGCCCACATTGTATCTAGTAAGCTACAGTAAACTTCCCACTCAGCGTCACTAATGCCTCCATCTTCCCAAGCAATTTGGGCGAACAATTTATCCTCGTAGATACTTCTGTCTAAAACTGCAAAGCCACTTCTTTTATCAGTCATGCAAGAACGTAGCATATTCATACGGCTATTTAAGAATGTTAGTTGAGTTAAGAATGGAATACGTTCACCATCCGTCACAACCCGTGCATCACCGTACCATTTAGCTAAGATTTCAGGAATCTGTTCATACTTAGCTAAAGAGTTATACTTCTCACTTATCAACTCAGTTAATGTGCTTTTCCCTGCACTAATCATTCCAGCAACAGTAATCACTTTCATTTCTACCTCCCCACTCCCTTAAAACTTTTTCATATAAATAGTTAATGTTTTCATGAATGCTTCAAACTGACTTGGTGTACCTTCAAACTTCATACCTTCAAGTTCACATTTGAATACTTTTTCTTCCTTTGCTGCCTCTACTGGTAAAGGAAAAAGTTCGTCTAATTTAACGATTAAAGTGTCTAAATCCTCTAATGAAATATAATTTTGTGCCATTCAAAATCCCCCATTAATTTATAGTGTCGTAGCAATATCTACACATCGGTGTGTATTCATCCGTGCCAAGTTCAATACGATTGATTTTGTTATCGTTGTATGTAACCCAAGCATCGTCACCGCATCTACTACAAACGGCTTTCAGTTTTACAACCTCTTCCGCAAGTGCCATCAAAGTAGCTGTAACATCAAACGGTTTTGCATCTGAATCCATATCTAGTCCAGCAACAATTACAGAATAGCCATCCTTCAAAAGATGATTAATTACTGCAATAATTCCAGCGTTAAAGAATTGAATTTCATCAATTAAAATCACGTCTGTAAATTTAGGTAGTGCCATGAAAATAGTTTCCGGTGTATCAGTCGGAACGTTACCGGCTTTTACCTTCTGTCCATCGTGGGTTACGATTTCCGTTTCACTGTATCGGTTATCAAATTCAGGTTTGAAATAGACAACATTTTTACCAGCACGGGTTAATCGTTTACCACGTCTTTGAAGTTCGGTACTTTTTTCAGCAAACATGCCCCCTGCAATTACAGTTAACATTTTGTTTTCCTCCTTATTCTGTTCTCAGTTTGTAACTTGCAGAATGGATCTTCTTTAGGACAAGGAAAAAATAAAAAAGAGACCAGCCGTTTGACTAGTCCCTTGGTAATTATTAAAGGTTAATTCCTTCAATGTTAATATTCAGTTTTGAAAGGGCGAATTGGATGCCGTCAGAAATTCCGTCCTCGTAAGTATATGACTGTGCCATCTTATGTTTATTATAAGAAGTTACTAGTTCATCTAACTTTTCTTGGTTAGGACGTGAACCAGTTTGCATGATAATGTCTTTTCGAACATACCCGTCATAAAGTGCTTGAATAAGGTCGTCTAGCTTCATTTCGTTTAATGGTTTTCTTAGTGGCGTTGTCCATGTTTTTTCAATTGATTTTTGGATGATTTCGCCTTTTGTCCATGAAGAAGAATCTGCTACAGAATCCAGTGCTAATTTTACATCTTTATTTACTTCTAATTTTTTAGTTAAACCTGTCATTTTTATTTCCACCTTTTTATAAGTTATTGGTCGTTACATGTGGACACTTGCAAGTACCTGAAACTTTAGGACAGGTAAAATAAAAAAAGAGTGGAATTAAATCCACCCTTTAGATTTTGCAAAGGCGATACCTACGCCCACCGCATCTGATTCATCATCAGTTTTATATTTAACGTCTCCTACATAATCATGTAGACAAGTTGCTAATTCCTCTTTACTTGCTTTACCTGAACCTGTGATACCTTTCTTTACTGTAGTAGGAGATAATTCGCCTACATTTATAACACCATTTCGGTATAGGGTAACAAGTGTAACTCCTACTACTCTTTGTAGTTGTTGGGTAGCTACTGGAAATTTGCTGAAACCTTTTTCCATTACATATGCATCGAATTCATATCTATCTAGTATATCTTGCAGATGATTGGCAATAATGAAAAGGCGTTGTCCAGTCGAATCCTTGGCTTTCGTTTTCACATGGGAAACTTCAATCACCTTGACTTTTCCATCGGTTACTTTTAGGACTGCAAAGGCTGGACACGCCAAAGAGAGGTCTAGTGAAAGTATAATCTTACTCACAATCCCACCTCTTGACAAATTCCTTTGAAGGGGCAGAAAAGGCATTTACTGTATTCGGGTTTGCTAATCTCTCCATCCTGCACATTCATAGCAACTCTAGCCCATTTATCTAGTAGTGCCTTTCTGTCTGCTTCAGATACCTTATGATAGAAGAGTTTAAAATCATCCCTTGCAATGCTGCCAGTTGACCACTTATCTTTTGCTACCGCCTCAACCATTACTAACCATTCATTGATACCGAACAAAATAGAATATGCTGTTAGCTGGTGCTGATACTGTTTAATATCTTTCACCTGTTTAATTTGGGCTACACTATTACTCTTCGTCTTAAATTCGAATCCAATTTTAGTACCGTCTTCATATTCCAGAACACCATCGCACATTCCAAAGATACAGAATTCCACGCCCCCGTGCTTTATGATCTTTGTTTTTTCGATGTTCTTTTCCCATGCTGGAAGGTCATTCGCAAGACGCATCACTCTAAATTTTGGCTTGTCTAATAATACTTCAGCTTCTAATAGCTGTTTCTGTACTGCACCGTGTACTGCGGTACTATTTCTAGTCCAACGTCGCTGAAAAGGATGCCCCGTTTTTTCGTCTTGTTCTGCCTTAATAGCCTTGAAAAATAACTCCCGTTCGCATTTGGCCGCACTAGAAGGCGAGAACCTTGTTAAGCCTTTTGGGAAGTTTGGACGTGATTTTAATTTCTCAATCATGAAAGCATGTTCCTTCAATAGTAACTCTTCCACCGATAGGACATTAAAATAATCGATACTGTTAATTGCATTTATATGTTCAGAAAAAGCGTGGACAAGTTTATCTCCACGCTTCTCACTTTTCTTCTTATTTAAAACCCTGTCCCGTAGGTCAGTCGGTTTTGAAACTAAACTCATTTATACTGCCTCCTTAAACCATTCATTTTTTCCTGTTTCTTCTCCCCATACTTTCATCATTGCTGTATCTACTTTGATGGGAACACCATCTAAAGAAACTGCATTACACATGATTTCTTCCAATGCGTTAACCTCTTCTAATGTGATGTTCTCAGGAACTTCGATTAAGATTTCGTCATGCACCGTCGCCAGCATTTTATAGCCCATCTTTAAACAATGTCTCCATAACTTAATCATTGCGATTTTCATAATTTCAGCAGCAGTCCCCTGGATCACTGCATTTACTGATTGACGTTTTACTACTCCATACGGTTTAGCAACCTTCCAAAAACTTGCCTTATCTTTGTAGTCCATATCTGAACCCCATATGTCAGTAGGTACTTCACCATATTTAGCCTCAATCTTTGTACACATTCTGTAATAAGCTTCAGCTACTTGTTGATGCCCGATGAATCTGCGTTTACGTCCGAACAACGTTTTAACGAATCCTTGTCTATCTGCTAACTTGCTTTGTAATGCAACAAAGTCACTAACACCGTCATACGAATTAAAGAAGTCTGTAATAAATGACTCTGCCTCGTATTGTGGAATTTTCAACATATCTGCAAGTGCTTTTGGTGACATGCCATACATTACTCCAAGGAGAATAACTTTTGAGGCTTTTCGTTCCGGTGAACCGTCTCCGCACTCTTCTAAAGGCTTGTTAAATACACGTGAACCGATTGAAGAATACAAGTCTTGTCCAGTAGCATAAGGAACTTTAAAGACTTCATCTTTACTCATACTTGCTAATACACGTGGTTCAATTTGTGAGAAGTCAATACCGATGATTAATTTACCGTCACCAGCTTTGATTAACTTTCTAGCCTTTTTCGGTAGGTTCTGTAAGTTAGGTTCTGAACTTGAAAAACGCCCCGTAACCGTTCCACTCTGTTTAAATTGACCATGTAAACGTCCGTTCTTATCTACCTTCTGTGGTAGTGGAATTACATAAGTAGAAAGAAGTTTGTTTAAATCCCTGTATTCAAGAAGGACTTTACAACCTTCGTTTTCTCTAGCAAGCTTCTTCAGCGTGTTTGCGTCCGTTGATCTTTTCTTGGATAGGTCAGGAAGTCCCAACTTATCGTAAAGAGTTTCAGATAATTGTTTTGGAGAATTCACGTTAATGTCTCCGAAGTATTTCTTCAATTCCTCTTCTAGCTTGTCTACGTCCTTTTGTAATTCATCAGCGTATTTCTCCGCATAATCCATATCAATGAGGAAACCGTTCTTTTCCATTTCACAAGACACTAGCGTAATAGGTTGTTCTATGTTGAAATAGTAGTCCTTTAATTCAGGCTGTTTCTCAAACTGTTCCATAATAAATTGATAAAACATCCAAGTTAAATGACCATCTTTACAAGCGTAGACCGTTCCGATATCTAACGGTGTGCCCTCGAATCCACCCTTGCCGAACAACTCTTCATAAGTACTGCTGCTATCTTCATAACCAAAGAAACGTCCATATCTATTAGCAAGATTTTTCAAAGCGAATGACATTTCATTTTCATTTAGCAGCGACATAGCAACCATCGTGTCGAAGTAAAATCCTCCCATTTCGATACCATGATTTCGCATCATATGAATGTCATATTTTGCATTATGCAAGACCTTCTTTAGCCCTTCAGCTTCAAGAAATGGTTTCAATGCTGGTACTACAATGTGTTCCGGTAACATCATTTCACCTGTGATGTGACCGAAAGGAATATAATAATTAACATCGTAAGATGGAATAGTGATAACGAACCCTACAATTTTCGAATATTCCTCTCCACCGATACCGTGGATATTTAAACCGGTTGTCTCAGTATCTAAGCTGATAATTCCACGTGCCCGTGCTTCTCTATCTAGTTGAGAACATACCTTTGTTAATTGCCCAGGGGTTTGAACTAAAATGTAGTTATCCGGTTTCGTTTCAATCATGTGTTTAATCATTGATTCACGACGGATTTTTAAAAGGACTTGGTATAATCGTAGGGCGTGTGATTTAGTAAACTTCTTCATATCGTCTACGCCCTTGCCAAGTTCTCCACTATCGATAGCTTGCTTTACTGCTTCCAGCTTGCGTAGATCAGCGTCAGAAATCTTTGTTTGAAAGATACCAGCTTTTCGTCTACCCGTATGAGTGTCATATCCCGTGTACCATAATTCATCATCAGTAGGTTGGTATTCTTTAAGTGCCTTCTTTCTTTCTGCTTCTTTAACACGTGCAATCTTTTCTTTCTCTTCATCGAACATTTCTAAATTGAAATTTAGTTCCATATGTCTTCACCTCATGGGAACACTTGCGATTTAGAAAAGAAAAAGGACACACCGTTTTTTGGTATGTCCTTTTAAGCTGAATGAGTTATTTAATTATGCTTGGATTTTATTCGTCAGGTTGTCGATTTCTTGCATGATAGGAGATAGTTGACCTAAAGCCCCTTGAATTTGCTTCTGTGTAGCATCGATGTTTTGTTGTAACATTTGGAATTGCATAGCTAACATTTGCATAGAAGGGTCTTGTACTTGACCTAGCATCTGTGAAATTTGTTGCATTTGCATTTCAATGTTGTCAAAGTTATTTGAAGCTGTTAATGCTTGGTTAAGTAAGCCACGTGCAGCAGTTACTTGTGCATCGATTTGGTCTCCTGTACGTGCTGCTTTCATGCCTGAACCAATTCCGAATCCTGTTAACATGTTTGTTTCCTCCATTTAATAAGTAATATATTTAGTATTAAAGTTAGTATTAAAGTTAAAGGTGGGGGCTATTAACCCCCGATTAATTAAAAGTTTTCCATTGGGTTTTCGTCAGCTTCTAAGTCTAGTTCTTCGTCAGAAACTTCTTTACCCGTAACGTCAAAGTACTCGTCTACTGGAAAACCAGCTTGACGTAATGCTTCGATTTGTTGTTCTACAGTACGTGGAATTAATACAGATTCAAAGTGACTTAATTCTACCTTCTCTTCTGCACCAGCTTCGAAGCCTTCTTTGCCTGAAGCATCTAGTTTTAAGATTGGGTTTAATGAGTAAACTGTATCTGTTTTTGTTCCAGTTCGCTTAAAGTTGAAAGCGATTTCATCTAGGCTATCAGCGTATTCTTCAATGTCAGCAATCATCTTCGTAGCCTGATTTTTTGAAGCGTCCCAGAAACGCACCATTTTTTTATCAATATCGTAAAGTGCGAAAATATAACGTTTCTTAGCTACTAATTGGTCAAAACCTTCGATGCCTGATTTAGCAGCGACACATAGGGGATCAAGTTCTCCGTCTAGTGGCACACGGCATGGTTGGTTGTAAATGCCAAGGTTATAGTTTCCATGAGAACGATATTCGACGTAATCAGTTAAGCCCAACACTCGTACTCGTACTGCTTCATTTTCCTTCAGACGAATGTAAGCCGTTTTAAGGTCTACGTTCTTTGCTGAAGCTGATTTTTTTGCCTCTTCACCTGTTGCTGTAAATAATGTCATAATGTATTTTCCTCCTGAAGCTTTCTAAGCTATTAATTTAGGTCAGCAGTTTTTCGACTTAATGCCATCGGTCAATACAAAAATTTCAAATTAATAGTAAAAAAAGTCTATTTCAGAACAAGCGTTCTCTTGGAACAGGAGGAAATACATGCTAATATTACATAAGTCAGGTAAAGTGATGCAGGGTGACTTACGCCATTGCACTTTCATGCACTAAAGCGTAAGCATCCTTAAATTTCGATAAGGTTCTATTAACCTTCTTTGCTAGGGAATCTGAAGACTTACCTTCCTCTGCAATCGCTGAAACAATTTCATTACGTTTAAAGCCCTGTAGATGCATGTGAACGATAGTTTTCTTAATTTCGTCCATGCCAAAGAGACCCGATAGAATTTTCTCTGTCACCATCGAGTGTTCAACTTCCATTGTGAAGTCCACTTGTGAAGTAACTGTTAAAGTCGCTTGCGACGATAATTGCTTTTCGGAAACATCTACTTTAGAACCATCTGATAGTAGACCCCCATCAGCATCTAGTCGTTGCTTCGCACTTGAATAAGTTGTATCGTGTAGGTCATAACCTTTTTGGCGATACATCATTTTCACAGCGTTGTTAACATTCATAATGAATACAGGTTGGAAAGGCTTGTTCAAAGTTCGGTCAAAAGATAGTAGTGATTCAACAAGAGTTAAATTAATTAGCCCTTCAAAATCATCCATATCTACTGTGTAACTTTGTTCTGACTTCTTGTAAGCCATTGCCTTAACTAGTCCTTTAAACGAATCGTAAAGTTCATCGAAGATTAATTCTTGTTTTTCAGGAAGTGATTCATCTTGCCATAGCTGAACTAATTCAGTTTGACGATCTTGAATAGCTTCTTTCTCAACAAGAGTTAATTGACGATAAGTTTTAGTTCCAACGATTTCATAGTAAGTTTTCATTTTTAAATTCCACCTTCAGGTCTGTTTTGTTTCGTATACATGTGGTAACTTGCAAAACGACCTAGCTTTGGGACACGGAATTTAAAAAAAGTTTTAAAAAAAGGTTTCAATCATCTTTCTTTGGGTATAAACTAAAAGAAGGCATGACAAATAAACCGTACCTGTTCTTATTTTTTACGAACGAATGTTCGGTAAAAAGGACAGACGGGGGCTATAAAACTATAAAAGGGCAGAAAAATCCCCTTGAATAGCTTGAAACGATTTTTAAAGTTTTAAGAATGCCGAATAAGCGTACAGTGATATAGAGAAGTTTGCCGACCTATCTATACCCCTGCGATACGCAAGAATGCCATATGTATACTTTGTGTTATTTTGTGTTTAATAATAGTGAAAAAGTACATTGCCGTGTACCTCACTAAGCCGTACGTATATCATACAATACTTTCGCTATCGTGTATATCACGAATCAATGCCAAGATTTGCTAGATAAATTGTATAAACAATTTCGTCGATAGCGAAAGACCGCATGGTTATCACGTTGTTAGAGGTCTGACCTCTTACGTGTGAATTTTCCATGAACAAAATTGATTATTTAGCACTAGTATATATGGTAAAAAACCCTGTCCAATGTACCGGACAGGGTTTTCTATATTATCTTAATATTAACTTCGTTAGTATTTTTTGCTAAAGCTGTAAGGCGTGTCGGGGAAAGTTCATTCACGTCTTTAACGTTTGGGGGCAGGTTTAAATCATGTAATTCTGTGTAGCCCACGAAATTACTTATGATGCGTTCTCTTATTTGTCTTCCTACTGCATCGTTATCCGTGGCGATAACTAAATCAGTAATCGGTGAACGTAAGATTAATTGCTGCTGGGCCGCACTTATATTTGAACCACCCAAGGCGATAGCAGGAAAGCCACAACTCCATAAATATAAAGCATCGATTTCACTTTCTACTATGAATACCCTCTTTAGATTCAGCTTGAATACAAAGTGCATTCCATACAGGTGATTTTTTATAGCTTGTCCTGTCGGAAAATAGTAAAAGCGTTTTGTACTGACAGAACGAAACTTTACATTAATGATATTCCCGTCTTTATCGAACCAAGGAATAGCAATAGCTTTGCCTTTTTTGTCGTACCCTATTTTAAATGCCCGTTGTACCTTCTCATTAATGCCCCGTCCATTCAAATAATTATGACGGTAACTATATTGTTTATAGTCTTCCAGTGTTATGATCTTCTTTTCCACTTGGTCTTCCAGTGACAAATTGAAGTTCAATTCCAAGCTATCCGTGTCCATAAAATCAATACCGTATTTTTCAAGGAGATATGTTTCTACCTCTGTCGGTGTATCATTATGTAAGTAAGATAGCAGTGTCACAAGATTTCCTTTACTGTAATGGTCACTAGACCCGAAATCTATCCATTGACCGGAAATCAAATTGATTGAAAATGAAGGTGAACTTTCATCACGAAAAGGAGAACAGGCGGTGAATTCCTCCACCCTTACTCTTCCCCTACTCCAATCAAAAGGTTGCAATTCTTCAAGAACGTCTACCTCTAATTCATGGCTTATTCCATTACGAACAATAGTAATCATATTTCTGTGCCCTTAATGAAAACTAGTTCCGATTCATTCACCCACTCATAATGGTCTTCAAAATCGACTAGATAGCTTACTGTCAATCCTTCGCCCTTCTGTTCTACATTGAATGTACACATCATTCCTCTTTTAGTTCCGTGAAGTACTTTCATTCCAATACGATTAAATAGTTTTGCTTGTAATTTTGCCAACTCTGACATTAGTTTCCCTCCTAGTATTAAATTGAGTACTAGCACCGATACCGATACTAGTACTAACATTAGTTTAAAAATGGTCAACGATTGTGCTTTCAGTGATGTACCCTAAATTGAAGTTACAACGCAAGTCTAGTATTTTACCCACGTTTGGTTCACGGCACTTCGCAAGATGTAACCGTCCTCTACCGTCCTTCTGATTGAATGTAAGTACAGTAGCAGCATCTTGAATAACTGCAATTGTTTCACTGTAATCTGTAATTTGTGGTACTGGAATTTCTACCTCTAAATCATCTTCGTCTACCTTCTGTTCCTTTTCAGCACCAGTAGGTGTTTGGTGAATTACTAGACCGGCAACCCCATAACGTCCGAATAGTTGTCGAAGTTTACGTGAAGTGCTAGACATTCCATCACGTCCAATGCGTTCATGTTGCATCAAATTGAAGCCATCGATGATGATTAATTTCACGTCTTTATAAACCTGTAAATCTGCCTCAATTACATCTGTAGATAAGCCTTTCGGAAGGTCTTCCATTGTCTTGATGTAGTAAGGAACTTCCTTGTTTTCGTTGAATTCGTCAAGGTATTCGTAGTACTGATCTTCGTTTTTAAGTTCCCCACGACGAATAGCAACGTTGTCGAAGTGCCCCCGTAAAGTATCGTTTCTAAATACTTGCTGCTTCTTTGAAAGTTCGGGACTGTAATGCAGAACACCGAACCCCTCTTCATGTGCCTTGTTACCAATGTGACTTCCTAACCAGCTTTTTCCTCGATTGGTATATGCAAGAAGTAAAATATAGTCGCCTACTTCAAAGCCACCTCCAAGCCACTTAGTCAAAGTAGGGTACGGTGTTGCAATGTAACTGTGTGTACGGTTCTCTTTACTCTCTACATACCATTCCTTACGTTCCGTACCGTTAGTAGCGTAGTTAGTGACTGTAGATGCACCAAAGTTTGCAATAGCTTCTAGTGCTTCAGCTTCTTCCTTCAGCCATTTTGTAAACTCTTCAGGATGCATCATTTTGAAGTTCTCGTTTACTTTAGCTAGTCGTTTAACTGATTCATGTCTAGTTGCCTTTGCTTTAATTTCACGGCAAAGATAGCGAATGTTGTCGTTTACTTCCGGCTTGTAGTCAAAATCCTTAAACTTAGCTACGACGTTTCGATATGAGGGCGTTTCGTTGTATTCCGAGACATATTCCCTTACGTAACGATAAACGTGCTGATACGTCCTAAAATCGGCTTCTGTGACGTTGTACTTATTCATTGTGTAAAATTCATTGTTGTCTATAACTTTCGAAAGCAGTTCTGCTTCAATCATTTCAATACGCCTCCACGTCTATGATCTTTACCTACGAATGCAACTTGTTCCGTCATTCCCTCAATGCGACTAGCAATTCGTTCGCCTAAAGTTTCAGCTAGTTTATCGATTGGCAAGTTTGACGTGTAAATTGTCATAAGAACCTTGGAGTCCCTTGAATCAATAATTTCAGTCAATTCGTTTTCAAAAGCATCAGTGATTTTTTGTCTAATTCCAACGTCGTCCAGAACAACCATTTCAGCCGACATAAGCAATTTCTTAATCTTGTAATATCGTAAGCTTGCTTTCTCTTGCATGTCCGGTGTGCCTCGAAACTGTGCGTTATACAAAGTCTGTAATTCCGATGCCTTGTAGAACAATGCAGGGTTTTGGTCAATCTTCTGCCCTCCGGTAGAGTCCTCTTTTACTCTCTCTAGTAAATAGGCGTGAAGTATAGCTACAGCTGAGGTTGTCTTGCCTGTCCCTGTCCCGAACTTGTTAGAATTATTTGGGATGGAATAGAAGAATAATCCGATACCGTTTCTAGCGTTCTCTACTACATTGCCTCTGTAAGCCTTCAGGAAGCCGTATGCGGTTGGATTGTCCTTCTGAATAGGTAAGGTCTCGAACGTAACGTTTCGATACTTAGGAGGCACGTTAGTAGCCTTCCATAGCCCACTATTGCCTTCACCATGTAAAAGCATGAATGGAGAACAAAGTGCATTACAAATACCCTCTTTACCGGCATGTTTGCAATGAGGGGCTAATTTACATATGCTATTCATCAATTCCATTACATACCGCCTCCAAGCTTCGCTAACTTATCAGCCATCTTTTGTGCTGCTTCTTTTTCTAAATCATCCGATTGTGATGCCTGGTCATTAATTTTTTGCTGTTCCTCTAGGATAGGTACGATTTGATTTACAGCCCAAGAAAACATACCAATGCTAGGACGTGGGAAATTCCCGTTCTTGAATCGTTTATCATATTCTCTAACAGCAGTTTCAACTATTTGTAATGCTAGTGTAGGATGAGGTTTTAATACCTTGCTACGTAAGATAGTCATTGTTTTAGGGTAGTTATCTACCACGTAGTTAACGTTGTATACTTCTCTATATGTGTCTAGGAAAACAGATAGTAAGTCATTTGCTGTTAGCTTATTATCTTGATTATTATTTACTTGCTTATTTTTAGGTATTATTACAGCACTAGCGTTTGTGCCTTTACTTGTGATTAACGAATCACTAGATGAAGGACTTTCAATTTGTGATATTGAACCTTGAAACTTCGCTAGTTGACTTAAAGGATGGATTTTGTAGAAACTAAAAATCTTACCTTGTCCCTTATTGATTTTCTGTCTAGTGACAATAGGTTGGTCATTAACTCTAAAGTCAAGTAACTCATTCACGTATTTGTTAATCGTATTTTTATGAACGCCAATTCGTTCTGCTAGTTGTTGTTGAGTAGGATAACATTCGCCCTGTTCATCCATGAAAGATGCAAGTGCCATTAGAGTAGTGAAGTTATTCGCCCCCATGTTAGCGACTAAGCCCGTAGTGAACATGCTTGTATAAACTCGTACAAAGACGTTGCTAGTAACTTCTCCGTTTCCTAAATCAACTTCTTTGTTATGTGATACTGAAAATATATTGTCCAAATTTAACACCCTTTCTTTAGTGGTTACATGGGTACACTTGCAAACGACTAAGCGTTCGGGACATTAAATTTGTGATTAATAAAAATAAATTGAACGCAAAAAAGGACATCCCATTTTCAGGAATGCCCTTCCACTGCTATATGCTAACACCTCTGAAAGTGTATAGACAGCTTGCTTATTTATATTTTGATCAAAATTTTTAGTTTTTATTCAAGATTATATTCCTTTTGATAAAACGTATAAGCATCTAGTGAGGTCTTAATCTCTGCATCACATAGGGCTACAATCTCATTAAAAATAAACGAATCTAATTCTGATTCACTCATTTTATCTATGTCTTTGAAGTATGAAAAGAAGTCAGCCATAACTACCCTTACCTCTGTAGGGGAATTGCTTTGTAAATGTCTTCTCTCCACGCTTTCCAATATTCTAGCTTGTCTTACATAACGGTCTAGTAATTCCATTAGTTTTTACCTCCTGAGAGTTCATCCAGTTCAGCTTTAAGAATAGCCTTCATTTCATCAGTTAATACTTCACCTGTTACTGTTTCTACTTTAGGCAGTACTTCCCCTTCTTTTCCTAGCCATTCAGGATTCATTTCTTTGCGTCCACTAGATAGTTTTTCTACATGATATTTAATTAGTCCACCAGTATTAGTTACTCCACCTACACAGTCTTTAAGCTGATTAATAATATGTATAACATTATCGTCAGACATAGAGGTATTTTTAATAATCCAATCACATAGAATAATCATATCTACCTTATTAGCCTGAAGGTCTTCAGACTTGTCTTGCATGTATTTGAAAACTCTCTCACTCGCATGTTGTTCTAAGAGAGATTTAGTATTATTAAGATTAATATTATTAAGTTCTTTTTCTTTGGGGTCATTTTTTGTACCCTCACCCGTCAAATTTTGTGGGGTAGGGGGGTCATTTTTTGTACCCTCCTTTTCATCGTTTTCGGTAGGGGCTAATTTTTGACCCCCCTTCTTCTTTTTATCCTTCTTGAAAATTTTCTTCGCTTCACTAAATAAATCTTTATTTGATACACTATTCTCTTTCATAGCCGTAGTTAATTCAAAGATAGTGTAGAGGTTAGGTGCTGAAGAACCGTCTTCGTTTTCCTGTGGTTCAATAGTCAGCAGTCCCATATTCTGTAATCGTTTCAGTGATGAACGCATAGTAGTTAGTGAGGTTACTGAACACATTAAAGCTAGTTTTGGCACTGAAGGAAACGCATATCCTTTACCGAATGCAAAACGTAATAAGTGGTAATAAGCTAATTTGTCAATAGGCTTCTCGAAAGCCATACTGTCCATCACTTCATTTTGCACCATTGTAAAGTTGATACTAAATCCTGCTTGTACTTGAATTTCTTGTGTTTGAGTTGTCATTGGATAATCTCTCCTAAAAGTTTAAATTTAGGAAAGAAAAAAGTACGTTTCGACTTGATATTGCGGAAATTATGTAGTAAAATGAGGACATACTTAAATAAGCAGCACAGATTTTCTGTGTTAACTAAATAAGAACTAAACTACATTATGTAAAAGATTTCTTTGCCGAAATCAATGTGTCGAAAGAGTGCTTCCTTTGATAGCCTGCCAGCTATCATACTACAGGAAGTGCTTTTTTCTTTGCCTGAAAACTATATTAAACTAAGATTCTACAAAATGCAACTATTTTTTATTTCCCTATAGAGAAACTAGTTCTAAATGACCACAAAAAAAGAACCCACCTATCGATAATGATAAGTGGGTTTTGTCTATATATAGTATGTCTACAGCTGTGGATCTCTACTACATATAGTGTGCTGCTATTATTTTTTCAAGTGTGATTCAGGGTCAGAAATGACACCCAATCCGACAAGAATACCAAGAATGGTATTAATTGTTACTTCGTAATGAGAAACGAATTCAGCATCAATAACGCCAAGGTTAACAAGAATTAAGATAATTCCTGAGATAACAGACATTAATACTTTACCGTTTTTCAAACGTGTACCCAGTTTCTTCAGCATGATCTCACCTCCTTAAAGGATTTAGTTGAACTAAAGATTAACTTAAACTATGACTTACTGTAATGTACAACAAGTCATAGTGAATTAGTTTAACTTATGTTGAACTAGTTGATAGTCATGTACGACTTAGACACGTACTCGCCACCAACTTTGAACATGTTGTTAGAAGTTTCAGCGTAGATTTTCCATGAAGTGCCAGCCGATAATACTTTCACACGGCTTGCCACGTCAGTGTCCGGTGTAGAATGTGTCCATACATCACTAGTAGTAGTTGCAACTTGATTTGTATTCTCTACATACTTAGCAGATACATAGCCACCACCGATGCCGATAAGACCGTTATTCTCTCCGTAATTTTTATAAATCTCACCAGCTTTTAAGACTCTAACTCTAGTACTAACTTCAAAGTCAGGACTAGAGTGCATCCATACATCAGCAGTAATTTTTACATACGGATATACCTTCACATCGCCTACAGCAGTAGGTTCAGTGATAGAAGCAGATACCTTACCAGTAAACCAATCTAATGATTTTTCACCGTTAAGTGTGTTTAAATCTACCGCACCAGCAACGCCAGCAATGCGTCCGTTTTGGCTATACTGCCAAAGATCACACGGCATGTCCGGTACATATTGGTGAATAGTTCCGTCGTCATTTGTTTGATAGCGTGGAATCCATACGAAATCAGCATCTACAGCACCCATGTTATAAGTCTTGTAGAATGAATGACCTGTGTATAATCCAGCTTTCTTGCCAGCACTACGCAATACATCGATGAACGCCTGAGTAGCAGCAACTACTTCACTAGCTGGACAAGTAAGTTCCTCAACGTCAACTACATAAAATTTAGTAGCAGCATCAGCACGTGCTAGAAAGTCTTGGGCTTCCACTTTCGCATCAGCAACAGACACGAATCTAGCGTAAGCATAAGCACCAAAAGGGACACCGTTAGCTTTAAGACCAGCTTCATATTCTTTGTGTTTAATATCTTCAGTGCTAGAACCATATTGCACCCTAACAATTGCCATATCTGCTTCAGTAGCAAATTTAGCGAAATCAATAGTGCCTTGCCATTTTGAAATATCAACGATTTTACCCAATGCCTTTATCTCTCCTTCTTCAAATAAACAATCTCTTTCCACAACTCGTCCTGTCCATCGTTCAACTTTTTTTGGTTCTCCGATAGACTAGTCATTTCAGTAGAGATTTTTTCTAAAGTACTTGAAATGTTGCCAAGCTGTTCACTGTTCTCCGCAACAATCAATCTATTTGTTTCGACTAATTCAGTAATTTGTGCATCCTTCTTATCCATCTGCATGTCTTTAGGACGTACAAACAGAACATATACAAGGATAATTGCTAAGAAAGTTACCCCTTCTTTTCCGAACATCTGAAACAATTCCATTTCATTCATCGCATGTTTTCACCTCCTACCCGTTGAGGTACTTTCTCTTATATGTAAGTAAAAACCCCCACCAATACAGGTAGGGGAAGTGAATTACTATTATTTACTTGTCTTTGAAGTTTCTAGGGTACGAATATATTCTTTAAGCAGAATTACTTCATGCATTAACTCCATAACCTTTTGCTGATAACCAGCAAGGATTTGTTCTGTTTTCATTTCCATTATTCAGTTCCTCCTTCTAGTTTAGCTAGTCTTTCTTCAAGGGCGGCCACTTTGTTTTCAAGCTTCGCATTAAGGTCTTTCAGTCCTTGCCAAGACATTGCAATCATGGCGTATGAATCGATACCTTTGCCCCGTAGATCAACTACTTCCATTGGTGATTCTTCGTAAATTAAGCCGATATGAACAGGGTCATGTTCGTTTTCCTCATTTAGACGATAGTTATAGATAGTTGTATCTAAGATTTCATCTAAAGCAGTTCTGTCCATGAATGTCTTTTCAAACGGTGTAATGTCCTTCTTACTGTCTCGAAGTGAGTTAACAGTGAACGCACTCGCATAAATCGGAACATAAGCAGAGTCAGCAGCATTACGGAAGTAAACACCCACAACTCCGTTGTCGATTTTGACACGGTTAACATCAGTACGCAAAATGATTTCATCACTATCAGAAGAAAGTACAAGGTTATTGCCCGTTGCACTCTCCATACCTACAAAGCCCTTACGTCCAGCACTTGTACCGTCAGGGAAGAACTCAATGTAAGAGTCAGCCGTACCTACCATTTTCAGCATACCGCCTGAACTTGCAGAGATAGTAGTTACACCTTTCAGAGAAGAAGCACCCCACACGTCAATAGAGTTTGTGAAAGTTCCGTTCTTAGCAGCAATATCCGCATAGTCCGTATCATTATAGTTACGAATTTGTACAGCATCCGTACCCATAAGACCTTTGATGATTGGTGAACCTAGTTTCAATCCGTAATGAGAACCATAAGGTTTCAGTGTTACGTCAAATGCACCATTCATAACAAAGTTATATACAGGCGTATCGTCAATCGCTAAGTATGTTAAGTCGTTCGTTCCATAACGTGTACGCTTAATAGTACCAGCGATAGAGTAGTCAATCTTTGCACCATCATCACCAAGATAGAATGTGTTACCTCGTAATGATTCAAAGGTAGATGTCTTGATAGTTACTGAAGTTAAAACAGCACCAGCCCCAAGAGTTACGTTTCCGTTTGCATCTACAACGAATTGACCGTTACCAACATTCAAGCCATTTAGAGACTTAATTGTATTAGCAGTGACAGAACCATCTACAAGAAGTTCCCCTGAAATCATCTTGCGACAATATAGGTTATCTACATAAGTAGCGTTACCCGAAGGCATTCCACTCTTAACAGATAAACCAATTTGCATAGACACTGTACCAGCCGGAATAGTGAACGTATAACTATACTTAGTCCAAGTAGTAGAAAGAGTTTCCGTAGGTAAGTAGTAAGTGTCGTTACCAGCACCATCCGTATACTTAACAAGAATAGTACGGGTAGCAGTACTAGTACTAACTTCAGTTTTAAAGTAGCCTTCAATATAATACTGTTCACCAGCACGTACAGGGAATGTTGTGTCATTGTAGTAAGACACCGAACTTGCAGAACCCCACGTACCTTTTGCAAACTGACTTCCGATATACGCCTTAGTAGAGTCATTGACTACTGACCAAATAGAAGCACTCTTCCATCCAGCCGAACCCTTTTCAAAGTCAGGATTTTGGAATAAGTTTTCCCATGTTCCGATAAGTAGTTGTCTAGCCGTAATAGCGTTAGCATCGATACGGTCAGAACTTAAAAAGCCTGTCGTAATCTTACCAGCATCTAATGAAGCTATCTTGGCACTAGAAATTGTAGCGTTAGCTATCTTTGCATCGGTCACAGCTAAATCAGCTATAAGTGCATTAGTAATCTGTGCATTACCAATTTTTGCACTAGTGATAGTTGCATTGGCTATCTTCGAATTGTCTACTGCTAAATCTTGTATCTTTGCAGTCGATACAGCTAAGTTAGCTATCTTTGCATTGTCCACGGCTAAGTTAGCAATCTTCGCATTAGTTATCTGTGCATCGCCCACCTTCGCAGTAGTGATACTTGCATCAATAAGCTTTGCACTAGAAACAGACAAGTCCATAATTTTAGCATTAGTGATACTAGCATCAGCGATTAAAGCAGTCGTGATAGCAGCAGTTTTGATTTTCGCAGTGTCGATAGCTTGGTTTTGTACCTTACTATTCGATACAGAGTTATCTTGCAATACATCTGAATCCACGGCATTGTCAGCTAACTTACTGTTATCGATAGCACCATCAGAAATCAATTCATCAGTAGAAGGTTTCCATTCAGAAGCGATTTGCCCTTTCTGTAACATTGGTTTAGCGAACCATAATCTACCGTTACGAACGATGTAGACTTGAATACGAACATAAGCCGTATTAGCTGGTGCGATCCCCGTTAGAATGAATCTTTGCCATTCATTATTCTTAGAAGGAACAACTTGCACTGTTGGGAATCCTGCAATACGATAACCACCAGCGTCCATGAAATCGATGTTCATTTTAGCCCCGTTATCGAACGATGATACATCGTCGGTCATTGTGTAAACAGAAGCTACCCAAGCTTGCCCTTCCGTGGTTGGCGTGTTCTTGTAGTAGTAAATTGCATTCGTCCAAGTATCAGCCGATAGACCGGACTGAATGTTTTTAATACTAGCATTGCCATCAAATGTAGTACTAGTATCAACACTAACACCAGTTGCAAAATACCAATCCGAACCCGTAGGTTTCAGTAGCTTTGCATTCTTGATGTAATTGACACCATCAATAGTTAACGCACCAGCAACAATAGAGTCAGCTTTCAAGTTCTTAATCGTTACCTTGTCAGCGTCAAGAGTTCCGGTAGAAATCTTATTAGCTGAAATGTTTCCGATTTTTGCATCCACGATAGAAGCGTCAGCAATTTGTGCTGTTCCGATAGCAGCATCCATGATTTTAGCTGAAGTAATCGCACCGTCTTTGATTAAACCTGTGTCAATTGCACCCGTCTGAATCTTTGCAGTGGAAATACTAGCGTTCTGAATCTTTGCATTGTCTATCGAAGCGTTTCCTAGCTTTGCATTTGTGATACTAGCATCTTGTATCTGTGCTGAAGACACGGCAAGGTTAGCAATTTTTGCATTAGTAATACTTGCGTCTTTAATGTCAGCAGTGTCTACTACAAGCTTGTTCACCGATGCACGGTCAATCTTAGCGTTTGTAATAGAAGCATCTTTTATCTTAGCAGTGTCCACCGATGCATTAGCTATCTTCGCATTAGTAATGTTACCGTCAATGATGTTAGCTGAACCAATTGCAGCAGTAGCAATTTTAGCATTGTTGATAGCAGCATCCATTATCTGTGCAGTACCTACTTGCAAGTTACCTATCTTTGCCTGAGTAATACTCGCATCCTGAATAGCAGCAGTGCCTACAGCTAATTGGTCTATGTGGGCCGCCTGAATCGCTGCTTGTGCTATCTTAGCTGAAGTCACGGAAAGGTCACGAATTTTAACCTCACTTACAGAACCGTTACCTAGCTTCGAACCCGTCACAGCACCGTCGATTAGCTTATCACGGGTAATTGCATCGTTAGCGATTTGACTTTCTGTAGCTTGTCCAGCTAAATCAGCGAAGTCTTCACGGGTTACTTTCTCCCAAGTACCAGTAGAAGCGTTATAACGCATCATTACATTAGTGTCCGTATTCAACCATAATTGACCGTCATTGAATGTGCCCGTAGGTTGAGTAGGTTGTTTAATAATTAACTCACCTGAAGAACCCCATAAAGCCTCATTCATACTGATCTTTTGTTGCAATGCTTTAATACGTGGGTCTACCCATAATTCAAGAGGTACATAGTTCCCTAAATCCACTTCGTCGTCTGAAGGATTTGTGTATGAACGAACTAGTTGCTTCACCCTAGCTTCGACAACGATAGGCGTAGAGAATGACTTATCATTAACTATGATAGTGTCACCTAGTCGAAGTTTCTTAGCTTCATATCCAGTGATACGTTCCAAGTTAGCTACACTTGCTGAATATGTCAGTACAGGTTGTGAACGGTCTGCAAGTTCCTTCATTGTTCTTTCTTTCAATCGTTCTACCGTTTCGGATTCATCATCGATGAACACACCGAATCTATGCTTACCATTGAAGCCCCAATTATTTAATGCGATTGTGGAGGCAATCCAGTCCGTTCCTTGGTTGTGGTAAAACTCACCTTCCGTAAAATCGCCCAGGCTAGTAAGGTCAACACGAGTACTAGCATCATCACCTTTACCCACGGCTACAAGTGCGGTTACAATCTGTTCACTATTTTCAGTACGACTTACACCGATTAAGTCATATGAGTAGTCAAACCGTACTCCTGTAGCAAGTCCACGCTTTTCTACAAAGTGAACTTTCTTATTCACTAGTTGAGTTCCAACTAAGTCTACTGTGTAATACATTTCAACGTTAAATGCCGTTCTGATTTGTTGTAATGCATCCAAGACTGTAGTATGGTCGTCAATACTAAAGTCAATACTAAAGTTGTCGTCTTCGATAGTACCAACTTGCCATGTTCCAGAGTTAGCCATAACCGCATTAACGGCAGCAGTTACAGTTGTAGAGTTCATTGTCATAGGACGCTGAACGTCGCTAAGTAATTCAGTAACAGCAGTGTTTTCCGCAAAGACTGTCTTGATCTTCTTTCCTGAATCTCTTCCGTCCTGAACTTCCTTAATAGTGAAGAGGATGTTATTCCCGTCCAAGTCCCTAATTATGATATGTCCCTCAACTTGCAGGAGGTCAGCAGTTTCATGGTCAGAAGGAACGCTAAACTCATAAGTACTTACATCGTCCAAAGACTCCGTGTGTTTATCTGCAAAATAGGGCATAGAAAGAGGGCTACCATTACTGGCAACCCCTACTGTAGTCTGTGTTCTATCTAAAATGTAAATCATTAATTATAACCACCTTTTTCTAAATCGAATGGATACGTTAGCTATTGCAGGAGAAAGAATGAGACCGTTATCCCCTTTCTTTAGACTAAGGAAGTCAGAAGACGGGTCTAAGTAATAGAAGATAGGTTCACCGTTCTTTAGCACGATAGCTTTTTCGTTATCGATAGTTACAACGTCGCCCGACTTGAAGATAATAGGAACTTGCGTCGAATTATCTACCGTGCCACTTGTTAACTCTCTTACTTTTAGGTCTTCGAGATACATAGTTTTTACAGGTGTTCTATCATTAAATGCACCAATGTGTATCTGAATTTTTGCAAGTTTGGTAGTGAATAGACTAGAAGAGTCGTACCATTCTTTGTACATACGTGTAGTGTGATTTCCTTTAGTGTCCACTTTTGCAAAGTACGCACTCCATCTTTTTCCTTTACGAGAAATACGCATCATTCCAGCGAAGTTAGCATATACGCCTTTCTTATCTCCATAAGATTGAACGAAATATTTACCCCCACTTAAAGCACCAGCACGTGCTTCTGCCATAGGATATTCACCTTCACTCGCCATGTCCTTAATGGCAATCTTACCCAGTTGTGTGTTGTTCGCATCTAATAAGTAAACCTCAACACGTCCTATCTGTGATACTGCATCACTGTCTAGTCCTACAAGTGTCTCTACTTCAAAGTCCTGTATTGCACGGGATAGGGACTTGATAGCACTTGCACCCTTCCATGTCGTTCCAGTGCCGAAATCATTACCCGATTGCGAAAGTCGAGAACCGTTTGAAGAGAACGAACCAGTCACTACGCCCCCATCTACGTTACTTGCTGTACTCCATCCACTATAAGAAGAGAATGTGTCAGTTAAAACTAGAGGGTCAACAGCTACAGAAGTTCGTTCTACATCAGCACTTTGACCTAGCAGCACAAACTTGTCTTCTGCAATTAAAGCAATAGAAGTAGAGTCCTGTTTCATTGTTAAATCGATAACAGGGTAAGCATCAACTCCACCATTATTAGTGACTGTAAAGGGGTCTGTAGTACTAGGACTAATACTAAATGTAGTATCAGTAATAGCTTCAGCCATGCCACTAGGAACAAGGAACTCTAAAGTAGTTGTACCAACACGAAACACCTCGTCAACTTCAGTGTCGTTAACGATTCTTGCCATGTATTGTTTGTCCGGTTCATCGTCAATGATTAACGGTTGTAAGTCAGAATAGAACAGCCATGAAGCTAGATCACGTGCCTTAGTAATAATGTCGTTCCCACCGTCACCGATAAGTTGAACTTCAGCTTTAATAGTTTTAGTACCAACTTCAATACCAAAGTCATACTCACCGTTTCGCCCGTAAACCTTTTCTGTTTTTGGGTCGATTGTAGGTAGCACAGAGTAAGTTAATTTATTTAATTTCAAATAGCTTGGCATTTCTACGCCAGCGAATTTTAACATTCAAGTCACCCTTTCTTAGATAAAAAGAAAAGGCACTCGCCCTTACTTAGCGTAAGAGAAAGTACCTTTTGCACGTTCAGCGATTCTTTGTTTCTTTTCCATTTCTTTGACAATCTTGTTAATATCAGCTTCTTCCCTGATATATACAGGTTCATTAAACTGAATGATATACTGGTTCGCACCAGCATTTTGTTTAGAAGACTGTCCATTCTTCATAAGATTCTCAGCGACTGCATCTGAAAACGGTTTCATATAACGCTTGTGTTGTATTGGCATTACAGCTTCATTGCCAGCCTCACCTACGCCATGCTGTCCACCGCCTAACAATGTAGCAGCGTTGAAGATACCACCTTTTGCGTGCCAACTAACTTTGAATGTAGGTACTTTTACTTTACCGTCAAGGAAAGACTTTGACCCTACATCAACGTGTGGCAGTTTGAATTTAGGTATTGAAATCTTCATTCTAGCAAAGGCACTTACAATCTCCTTCACGATTTTCAGGACAGTTGACTTAGCCTTCTGTACTGGTTTTTCGATGGCAGATTTTACCGCATTCCAAACTCTTGTAGCCCCACTCTTTACTGCGTTAAAGGCATTCATCACGGCAGTTTTCAATCCGTTAAACGTTGTGGTTGCAAGGTTTTTGATACCCGTAAAGCTTCCTCGAAGACTTGAAGTTATCGCCTGCCATACGTTAACTATGAAAGATTTCAGATATTTTAGAACCGACGAAATTGCTGTCTTTATTCCGTTCCATGCCGACTTGACTAGTGAAAGTCCTGTCTTTGCAAAACCTCGTAGTGGTGCAAGGAGTTTACCAAGCATGTACAATTGCACTAAGTTCCAAATTAGAATAAGGGCGTTCTTCAGGATATTTTTTACATTGTCCCATGCACCCTTCCAATTCCCTTTCAAGATATTGGAAAATAACTGAATTACATTGTTAATAATTGCAATACTTGAAGTGATTACAGACTTAATATTATTCCATGTACCGACAATTATTGACAGTACCATAGGCATAACGAATTGAATTATTTGCCAAATAATCTTAAATGCTGCAACTACAACCGGTGCAATGTACTTCATAGTAAAGTCAATTGCACTCTTGATTAAGTCCCACCCGTTTGATGCAATGTCAATAATTTGAGGCATGATTGACTGTATGAAACTAGAAATTCCTTGGAAGGCTGTAAGTACCGCATTCCAAATAGTTGTTAAGATTGGTAGGATAGTAGAAGAGTGATTTTGCCACGCTTGACCCATCCATTGAACACCAGCCGTAACTACATTAACTACTGAAGCTACTGCGTTACCTAGGTTCGTCATAGCTGAACGGAATAATGGAAGTACCACGTCAGCGATATTTCCGACTATTAATCCGATTGCATTCCCTAACGTCGTCCACAAGCTAGACATAGTAGTTGACCCACCAGTAAAGCTTGCAACTAAATCTGTAAATGCCAACTTTAGATTTCCAAAAGCACCCATAACCGGAGTAAGGAAATTATCCATTACTGCTGCTTTGATGCCGTTCCATAGATTCGTAAATGCAGATGCAAACGTAGTTGAGTTAGTCCATAATTGCTGAATAGCAACCCATAAACCAACAAAGGCCGCAGCACACGCAACAGCTATTCCGATTACTGCTAGGAAGCCTAAAACAAATGGTCCGATGATTGCCCATAGTGCTGTGAATGAAGCAGCAACACCTTCTGCTGCTATACCAGTGAAAGCCAATGGTGCAAGTAAAGTCCCGAACACTGTAGTTAACATTCCAATCCACATAATCATCTGAAAGATCAATGGATTTGCTTCGGAGAATTTGCCAATCATATCAGCTAATTGAGTAACAAAGTTCATTACGACTACCATTGCCGTAGCAAAGGAAGTAATGAAAGGCATAAATGCATCTATTAAATGCTTCTTCATTCTTTCAAAGGCTGGATTTACCCGTTCATCTACGGCAGATGCAAGCATAATCATTCCACCCCAGGCAACTAATGAAGCTACACCGAATACAAGGAAAGCACCTCTAGCACGGGCAAGCCCTTGTGACAGGAAGTTTAATTGGTCGTTCAGGTCTTTCAGTGAAGCGTTCGGACCAATTCGCTGCAACGCAATATTAAGGAGTGTTCCCCTTTTCGCTGCCTCTTCCATTCGATTCCCCAACGCTAAGAATCCGTTTGTTAACGGTGCTAGGTTAGTGTTCTGTGCAAATGACTGCATCAATTTTGTAGACTGTGTAGTTTTTGCCTGTAGTACATCATTTGCTTGACTCATACTAGCTATGATTCTTTGACTGTATTGTTGGTTCAATACGGCAAAGCCTTGTGTAGACTTTCCTGCCTCACGTAATGTCTGTACGTATCTTTGTAAGTGAGAAGGTAATGCGGAGAATTCGTCTTTAATCTCTTGTGAAACTCTTCGCCCCACCATTGAGAAGTTTTCGAATTCTTTGTTTGCCTGTTTAAGTATCTTGTAACTGCTTTGCATATCTGTCCCTAGTCGCCTAGTCATTGAACTAGAGGACTCGCCCATTCGTTGAAAGCTACCTGAAGCAGTTCCCGTAGTTTCTTGAATAATAGACTCCATGCGTTCCATTGCAGTACCTACAGTTCCTAGTCCCGTAGCCATTCCGTCAGTAGAGGTTTGTACCGTGGACTCTAATGTAGTGGTTGCTGTAGCGACTGAAGCACTTAATTTCTCAATGTTCTTTGCTACAATGTTTAATCTTCTATTGAAGTCTTTAGTTTCTAGTGTTAACGAAACCAAAATATCAGCCAGTTTTGCCATATCTTCACCCCTTTATATAAAGAAAAAAAGAGTGACCAAAGTAGAATTATTCAACTTTAGCCACCCTAGGAAATTACTTATTAAATTTTGCGATTAACTCATTCAGCTTATTGTCTTTAACTTCTTTATCAATAGAGGTAAATACCCCTTGACCCTCATTCTTACTGATAACATTACCCATGTCGTCGAAGTGTCGTTCAAACAACTTCTTAGGCTTAACGCCTTTTTTACCGAAGTTGCCTGTAGCAGACATAAGTAATGAAGACTGCCATGCAAGGCGTTCCATTTCACGATCTTCTATGACATAGTTGTGAAGCATTTTAGCGTTCACCATGTCCCAAAACTCAACTATAGTGAGTGAGAAAAGCTGTTCAGGTAGAAGTCCTAAAAGACCATAACCCAAATTCTTTACCTCACTCCACTTTAGTTTTTTGTATCGCCCATAGCCTTAGCTAAAGCTTCTTGTACCTCTTCCATGTTATCCATAGTAATGTACTCCCCTACCATTTCTTCTGTAAGGTCTTTATCTTCGTGGCGTAAGCCAGCAGTTAATAAAGTACGCATTACACGAATAGAAATGTTGTCACCTAACTTAGATAGTGAAAATCCAATTGAATCCTCAACATCAATTAATGTGTTTAAAGTGAATTTTAATGTTCTCTCTTTGTCTAAAGTAATTGTTACAAGTCCTCGTTCTACGTTTGCCATTGGTGTATTTCCTCCTGAAATTTAGTTAATTTATAAGACTACTAAGTTAAACTTAATATGCAATAAGTTAAACTAAAGTCGTGCAATGTCTTGCGATGTAATGTACATGACAAAACAAGGTCAACTTTAGTTCACCTTACTGTACGTATTTATCTAATGCACGCATGACGCAAGCAACATAGTTTTTGAATTCGTCATTAATTGTTGCCATACGTTGTGCCCGTGTGTTAGTTCCAAAGAATGCGTTTCGCTGTGCTGTGGAAATTTCTAGTTGAACTCCCATGCCTCTGCGTCCAATGTTTACGATGTTATCAGGTTCTTGACCAGTGATAGAACTATCGTCAGGTTCGATTTCGCATGTATATCCAGCAGCGATTAACTCATTTTGGATTAGCTTTTTTAAGGCTAAGTCAAGTCCACCAATTTTGGTGTTCTTAGTTGAACTAGAATAGCCGTGATAAGAGACAAGATAATGTCCTTGACTCACGACTGCTAATCCGTTAGGTTCATCAAAATTAGTACTAGTGATGTGAAGATCAGTATTATTACTAGCCTTGAATCCTTCAAAGCAATAGTAAGAGTGTTCAGTACCAGCCGAATAAATAGCTAATTCAGAACTGCCTGCCTCAATACCGCCTCCATGAATAGCGAAGAAAGTTATCTTAGAGTTACGCATCCCAAAACGGATATTGTAATCTGTCTGATAAACATTCGCTTTTCGCAATGCTTCAAAGTTTGCATATAAATCAGCCACGTCTTATTCCTCCTTACTCAAACACTACTGATACTTGTAAATCGTTTGTACTTACAATTCGTAAGTAATCCGTATCTACGTTGTAATCGAAGTAATAGAATTGGTTAACAGGAGGCGACAACGTTGTTACGTTTGTCCAAGTCTCTGCATCAGAAGCTTTCTGAATAGTAACTTGCGTTCCTGAAGTAACAGCAAATAATCGAATCACTGCTTTCGTTTTGTCCACCGCATCTAAAGTAGGTGAGTACCAAGTACCGTTACTTAAAGTCAAGTAAGGTGAAGTAGGGTACTCATCATGCGATGGGAGTTTCCGTCAACTCGCCCGTTCCCTCTAGTGTAATTGAGAATGTTACAGCATCATCTGCTGGTGCTTCTACCGGAAAATCACTTAGTAAGGCTTTACCCTTGTAAGTAATGCTACCGATAGCCATTTCAACGTCCACCTCCGTACGGTTTTTGAATGCAGTTGACAGTGCAGTATAGCCTGCATCGCCCACTACCATGAATGCGTCCATGTCTACAGACCATTCTTTTGTTCCACCAATTTTTGTAACCCAGCCATTGGAAGTTTTGTCAGTTGTTTCAATTACGTTCATACTACGGTTTAGTGTAGCCCCTGACTGACCGCCGATAGCAGCAGCAGGTGAACCAATCTTAACAAGGACATCAACACCAGCAATTTTTTGACCAGTTGCCATTATTTAAGTTCCCCCTCATTAATCATGAATCTAAAGTTATTGCTATACAGGTAACGACTTTCTGTGTCTTTCCCCATGTATAAAGGAACAGGATTCACAGCTTGAATAAGTACTACCTGTGTAGTTCCAAGGGTAATTCCCCTTGTATTTCCTAAGAGATTTCTAATCTCGTAACAAACATTTTCAGCTTTTGTAGGATGATCTTCCCTTACCTTGATTTGAACATTGATAGGAAAGAGACCAGCGACAGGGCTTTGATTTCCCGTCATGTCAACTACGACTGAATTGTTAGGAGACTTTAAAGGAAACTCCAAAGGATAGATATTTAGTTCGGGCAATTCTTCTTTAAGGAATCGCACAACATCAATTAGTGAAATCACCTAAAACCCTCCTAAGCATTTTTCAGCCCGTCTTTAATTTCCTTCTCAATAATCCCACGGTAGGTTTTCGCTTCACCCTCAAAAGGTCGAATCAAATAGCCCTTACCAACTTCGTAAGACTTACCACTAAGCCCTGAACCACCGGACTTTTTAGCAGACCGTTCACCAAGATTGTAGGTCTCTTCATGAGTCCAAATAGCGTAGTTGAAATCTTCGTTATAAGCTTCAAAACCAACTTCGCCAACAATCCTAGTACCAGTACTAGTAGCAGAGTTAGTACCACTCATTTCTAGCACACCTTCGTCTAAAGGTGCTGCTTCTGAAGCGACACGGTTTAAGTCCTGCATATTAGCTTTCATGGCTTTCAATCCCATGTCGTGTACAATCCCTTTTATCTTTGCACTATTTGAACGTAAGCCTTTGACTACAATAGCCATTAGACAATTACCTTCGTGTACAGTACCTTGCCAGCAAGGTCAGTGATAGGGAAGATAACACGGGGATTGACTTTCTTAATGCCATCTACGCCTGAATCATATTCAATGAAATCGTTGTAACCAATCGGTACAGCGTTATTGAAATAGATAGTTGCGGAGAAAACGTATTCTTTACCATCATCACTTTGAATAATTCGTGCTTCAGCGTTGAAGTCTAATCGACACTTATAGACAACAGGAGAAGGTGCAGGAATAGGTAAACCCCATTCGTCCTCTCCTTGATTTGAGAAATAAACATTAACCTTCTGATTCAAAGGAATCATTATTCATACCTCGTTTTACCGTCATAAGGACGGTCAAGCATTGTCTTAGTGCGGTACGTATCGCTACGCCCGTAAGCATAACTAGCAACTCTTCGACGTGGATAACGTCTTAGAATTGTAGGTGCGATAGCCCAATCTTTGAAGTTTTTATCAAATGAAAGGTAAAGACCACTTGCCATGAAATAACTAACGCCCTGTTCGGCACGTCTAGTTGAATCATCACGAGTGATAACGTGTAGACATTGTTCAGCCATAACATCAAGAGGAATCTCTTCCCCTCTATCGAAGTGGTGAGGTAGTTCACGCTTCAGAATTGCTTCAGCGTTATTTACAATGACTTGTTTGATTCTTTCAGCGTCGTCTCTAGCCGTGAGTTCGTCCCAAGGTTCTGTAAAGAACAAATTGGACTTAATGTATTCATCTACTAACGTGAATTCCATTACTCAGCCTCCTTAACGACTTTCTTACGTGGCTTTCTTTTTGCCTTCGGTTTCTCTTCTACTGGTTCAGCCTTTTCTTCTTGGCCGCCAGCAGCAATTACCTCAAAACCAAACTGTTCAGCTAATTCACGGGCTTTAGCTTCGTCTTCGAAAACACCAATGCCACGGTGAAAATGAACACCTGAAAGTACGCCACTATAAGACTTGTTAGGTACGTGTACTTCTACTGCCATCTATAACACCTCCCTATAATACAGGCACAGGAAACGCCTACTAATTACAGGTTCTTTGCACAAATAAAAAGAAAAAACGCTACAGCCGAAGCCATAGCGTTAAAATTGAAACTGGATATTTCCGTTATGATCTTTGATAACACAAGAATAGATAACATCGTCTAAATGACTTCCTACTGTGTATCGTTGACCTAAGAAAATTTTATTTTGTCGTCCATCAATAGAGTGTGCTTTTCCTGCAACTTTTTCACCATTAAGAATTAATTCAAAACTGGTAGCAGTCCAAGAAAGTTTCAGCGTGTTCCTTCCCTCTACAGGTAGTTTAGACAGATAGCCTCTACTTACTCCATTAGTGTAGATAATCCAAGAGTTATATGTTTCTTTGTAGATTAACCATCGTTCTTCAGGGTTTGTATCAAATAGGTATTGAGTAGCCCCCTCACTATAATGATAGTCAAACTCTATTTCAATGCTGCCGCCTTGTACATCAAACTTAACTGGAATCTGTAAATCATCTGCTTTATGGACACCGTTTGCAGGTGAGGTTGGATAGCCTCTTTCTTCTAATTGAACATCTTTACCTAAAGTAAATGCGTCACCAATAACACCGCCACCCAAGTAGAAGCATGTTGAAATTCTAGTGACACCTGAACCCGTTGTAAATGTGATGTAATATCTGTCACCGAATTTAACAGGTTTTTTTCTAATAGTAGTACCGCCAGTTTGTTCAATAACAAAGTCTATCTTACCTTTTGCCGAACCAAGTTCTTCAATCTTCGCAGATAGAGTATAAGTAGTTACCGCCTTTACTGTAATTCCTGTTAGGTACGCCCCTTGGAAGTTACTAGTCGAACCAGCAGTTACTAAATAAGAATCACCTTTATCTACAATCGTTGTAGGGTTGTTAGGTAGAAAAGTTTTTCCACTAAGTAAGTTAAATGTATATTCTTCAAGAAATAGTCCACCATTCTTAATTCGTGGGTTATTGATACCATACTGAACACCTTCAAATACTTCTACGTTTTCACGTTTGAATAAGAAAGGATAGTTACGATAAGGTGCTTTTTTGATAGAAGATCCAGGCTTCTTAGTTGCCAATTTATATGATTCGAATGGGGTAACTACAGAACCTTCTTCTAGCTGGAAGTTCTTTATCTTAGTTTTAGTAAGCTGTTCACCGTTACTAAGTACTACAGAAACCACACCACCATAACTAGAATCAACAGTAAATGATTGTCCATTTCTTGCTATAATGTTTCCAGAAGAAAGGTCTGAAGATTTAAACACTCGAATAGCAGATGTGCTAGTGTTATTTTCAATCTCTCCACTAACTACATAGGTTTTACCAATAACAACAGGAATATTTTTGTAAGCTACATATCTATACGTTCCCGTAGGGTTTATTTCCAAGGCATAATCATCCGAATATACTAACTCGGCTACACTACCGTTTCTTGTCCAACTATCGGATAGTTTAGGAACTAAGTTCTTCTTAGGAACTAATGAAGCTTTCTTGCTGATTTCTTTGTAAGGCTTAAAGGGAACTTTCACAGAACCTTCCACCATTACAATGTCCTCAAAAGTAGCTACTCCACCATAGACAGGTGAACCCATATTGTTGTCAATGGATAGCAGTATGAAGTTTTCAGTAGCCGTAAAGGTAATTGAACCACCCACCTGTACACCAATATATCCACCATCAGATTTACGTCCTACACGAATACGAGAAACAGCTTCATTAATCTTACCGGATACTGTGTACGATTTACCCTTTACTACGGGAATGGTTACATCACATGAGTTTATTGTTCCTGCTTTGAATGATGCAGTAATTTTAGAATCTGAATTCACAGTGAAAGCACTTGACTTATTCCATTGTGAGAAAGGAGGAACTAGGTTATATTGTGGAACACCTTTAGCTACCTTGTTAACTTCCTCGTAAGGTTCAAATGCTGTCTTAGCATAGCCCTCTTCTATTTGCAAGTTCTCAAAAGTAAATGTACCAGCTAGACCTTGTGTTAATCGCAATGTCACATATCCACCATAACTAGCATCAGCTACAAACGTGAATGTAGTAGGGACAGTATCTTGAACAATAGTGATAGCAACATCGTGGTGTTTTGTTCTACCTCTGTATAATCGGTAAAGACCTGTCATTGTCTTAAATGAAATCGTGTATGCTTGTCCAGCCTTTACAGGAATTTGAATTAATCTTCCTTGTGCCGATTGACTAAGAACAAGACTCATTTTATGTGGGTTCTGTTGGTCTACAACCATTGTTCCACCTACAGATGAATCATCACTGAACCACTCAGGGCTATTAAAGTTAGGAAGTAAGTTCTTCCCTGTTCTAATTTTCTTAGGCGTTTTGTAATTTAAGATCAATAGAATTACCTCCTTTTAGATAAATAAAAAAAGAGGCGTTTAAGCCTCTTCTTGTGGTTGTTCCTCAAATGAAATTGACATAGCGTATTCATAAATATTGCCACCGATAACCTCATTAGGAAACTGTTCATTATATTTTGAAACTACGTACATCGTATTAGGTGAACCGTAGTTCTGGTCAGGTACAAACGCATCAATAATAGCCTGGCAGCGTTCTTGAATTAATTTAATTTGTTCCTCTGTTAAACCATATTCGTATTGCATCTAATTTCCTCCTACGCTTTCATATTCACTAGTGCAGAAACAGTACGTGCATTAGTTGCATCTTGGTTTTTGATTTGAATACGTGCATAACGTAAGCCCGTCGGAACAACATATGTTCCTTGTAAAGCAGCACCCATGCCTGAAGATAGTAATGATTTTCCGTGAATGTTCACTCCATCAGTTGACCACCCACATTCAACAAATGCATTAGCAGAAATGTTATCAACTACTACGTTAACTGTGATTGTATCGAATCCTGCACAGTCAATAAATGAACTATTGTTCCAAGTGTTAGCAGCAACAGAAACAGCGTTTTGTGCTTGAACCACTTGTGAAATGCGTCCTTGAATTTCTACAGGTTGCATTACATCAGAACCAACAATCTTGATATTACGTGCATATTGTAAAGCGTCAGCCATTTATTTTACCCCCTTATACATAAAAAAAGTGAGGCAAGGCAAAGTGCCCTACCTCACAGTGAATTACCGTTATTCAATTACGCCCCAACTACACCGAAGTTCTTTAGACGACCTACTGAGTATGGGTTGTACATTGCAAGACCGCAGAAGAACTCAATACGAGTTACTTCAACAGCTTTCGCTGAAGTCTCACCTAGAGAACGTACTTGTACGCCTCCGTTAGTTAAACCAGTTACATGCGTGTAAACGCCAAACTTAACAGCGTAAACGTCTGTGTCAGCAAGGATTTCATTTTCAACTACAAGTAATGGAACACCAGCATACATTTGAATAGGACGACCAAATGCGTCAGAACCTTGTTCAACGTAGTGGTTAGAGTTTTGTAGTACAGCTAAGATACGACGACGAGTACGTTTGTTCATGAATAATGCATCTGCACCGCCACGAACAGCGTCAAGTAATTCGTTAAGCTTGTCTACGATTTCACGGTCTTCACCAGCTTTGTCTAAACCAGCAGATAATTTACCGTCGATTTCTTGTTCAGTACCAGCAATACGCACTGCAAGACCGTCAAACTCTTTAGCGTTTTGTGCCTTGCTACCATTGAAGAAAGTCTTAGTGAATGTGTTAGCAATTGCTTTAGCTTTCTCTGCAATTTGTACAGCTACTTGACTGTTCACGTTTGATAACGTCTGGATGATGAAACGGTCTAATTCGACATCTCCTCCAAGTATTACCAAATTCTCGCTACGTTGTTCGAACTGTGCCTCTGAAGCAGTGTAAGCTTCGTTAACTTGTCGGAATGCAACAGTCGGTAATGCCTTTTCTACGTTGTAAGAGTAAGCGTTTCCTTCGATTGTTTGGAAGGGCAATACAGATAATACTGAACTTTCCTTTACAATCGTTTCAATTACGCCAGCTTGTAATACATCGTGGGACAATACCTGTGCATCTACTAATGTAAGTGCCATTAAAAAAATACCCCCATAAATAATCTAAGATGATTTGTTATTAACGTCCTAAACCTGCAAGAATCTTGTCCAAAGGCGATAAGTTTGCATTATCGATTTTTGGTGCTTCGTTTGATTTGTTCGAAGGTTTTCCAACTTCTTTAGGTTCAGGCTTGCCGAATAGTCCTTTAGACTCGGCTTTATCTAGCCATGCTAATGTCTGTTCAGCAGATAAGTTTGCTGGAATTAAATCCACCATATCTTCAGGAATTGATTTGAGTTTTGTTTCAACCATTCCATTAATTACTGATTCAAGTTCTTGTGTACGGCTTTCATATTTCTTGAAAGCTTCTAGTTCCTTTTGAGAACTTTGGTACAATTCTTCAAATTTGCCTTGTTCTTTTTTGCGTTCTAATTCACGTGCTGCTTCTTCTTCTTGACGTTTTAAGTCAGCCGATTCAAAAGCCTCAATCTTTGCAAGCATTTCTTTATACTTGCTATTGATCTCATCGAAACGTGATTTAGGAATCATCGGGTCAGCCTTTGCTTCCGGTTCTTTTACTTCCGGTTCAACTGCTTCCGGTGTTGCTTGTGTTACTTCTTCCATTTGAAACATCCTTTCCTATTACGTGATTAACGTGCAACGACACGATAGGTATTTGTGTGGAACATAGGTCAGGGTCATGCCCCCGACTCACGTATGGCTGAAGTAGCTGGATTCGAACCAGCGACAAACGCATTAACAGTGCGTCACTCTACCAACTGAGTTATACTTCAATGCACTGTCACTGACTGTGTTGGAAGTTGCTATCACGTACAGTCAGGAACAGTAAATAAACCTTCCTATTATACCTGTCTACAAACACCCCCTAAATTACAGGTGCAAAGTAAAACTTTTTTCGCAAAAGCGAAAATTAATTGTGTTTGTAGTGAAAATAAAAAAGAACAGACGGATAATCGCCTGTTCGTTTTAACTATTTAACTTGTCCATTTGTTGCTTATGTTTCTTCCAGTAAGCAGGAGGAATCATTGCCTCACTAGAAACGGGGCGACAGAAATGCCCGCAATTGGGATGAAAAATGTTCTTACTAGCTTTTAATTCTGCATACGTTTTATAGCCAGCAGTTAGTCCATTCAATGAGATAATCATGCCTTCGTAGTTTTTACATGCATCTACTGTGTCAGGCTTAGTTGAGATAATAGCCAAGTCAGAACCATTTGCTAATGCTTCATCTTGAATCGCACTCATATATGCGGAATTCATTTTGGTCTTTACCGCCATCGAACTATAAGTTTTGAGTTTCCAAGTTCGTCCAGCTTTATCTACGATGGCTTTGTTTGCATCCTCAATACCTTCTAGCAGCATCTTCTTTTTAAGTGAGTCCTGAACTCGTTTTGACATATTAGAATATTTCAGGGTACGCCCACCTGTGGAACTCATTTCTTTAGCTACTGTTGCACGTACAAGTTTCTTCACGTTTTCTTCCGTATTATGAGTAGCTTTGAGTAAGTCACTTTGAGTATCAGCAATCATTTTCTCCATCTTCGTTTTGTTAGTAATGGTTAACTGATCTCCTTGGGCCGCATTCCCTAAAGCTTCACGGGAATACTTAACTCCTTCTGTATAAGCCTCTGTAATTAAAAGGGGCACGGTTTTCACCGTACCCACTCGTAAGTCATTGAATATTTTTGATAACTCATTAATTACAGTTTGTTGATGCCGTAACATCACAGTATTAGAAGCATATGGAGGAAGGCTAAGTAGTTTTAATACCGCCCTCACAGTAAGCAACCATGCAGTAGCATAGAGTACTTCTAATGATTCAGGGTCACTTTCATATTGGGGAAAATCCGTATTTTCAAACTCACTCAACCTATCTCACTCCTTAGTCAGCTAATAATTCTTTCAGTAAATCTTCTTCCGATTTCTCTTCCTTAACAGTAACCGTTTGTTCCGATTTGTCCGTCATAACACCATAAGTTTTAAGTGCCATTTCCATATAGCGTGAATGACCACGACTATTAGGGTCTAACGTTTTCATTCGAAGTAATTTCAGTGTGTCAGCAAGGAAGCTTTCATGTACTGTCATAGCAAGTTCATTTTTATATGAAATGAATTCCTTACTTCTATTCCAGTTACCGATAGTATTACGATGAACTTCTAAAGTGTCAGCTAAAGCTTGCTGAGTAATTTCAGGGTGTTCAACCATAATCATTGCACATTTTTTCTGTAATTCAGTTAGTGCCATTACTTATCTTCCTCCTTCTTCTTGTCCTCTTTTTGTCCAGGCTTTTCTTCTTGTTTCTGTTTGTTATCTACATGGTTCTGTGGTGCATCCTCTGGAAGACCAGCTTCATTAAATACAGAAGGGTCAGCAACCATTGCTGCTTCTCTCTCTTCTTTAATGCGTTCCATTTCAGCTTCAGCTTGTTCTTCAGTAAGACCAAAGGCTTGCATGATAGCTGTTTTCTGAGATAGTAATTGACTCCCATTCGTTAAAACAGCCATACGAGACGCAGTGCTATCATCATCCTGTGGAAGACCTTCTTTGAATCCGATTTGTGGTACTGTAACTTCATAGTCAACAATACTAGGATTTGCATATGCTTCTAGCATCTGTGCAATTAGGTACACTTTCTTTAAGCCTTCATCAAAGAATTGACGCTTACGATTGATTTTTGCAATTAAGCTGTTCATTCTCCATTTGATTGAAAGACCTGAGTTTCCACTTGTACCACTGTCTTTAAGTCCAACTGCAACAGGAGGAATTTCAGTAGTAGATAGTAAGAACTCAATAAGCATTTCTAACTCCTTGAATGCTTCGGCAAGTTGTGGATTTGAATTAGTGATATACTGAGGAATAATATCCTCTTTACCCATAACCTCAAAGACTTTGTTAGCAGCAACATTGAAGTACGTGTTTCCATCACCATCTACTTGTAATAGACCTGAAGGGACTGCAATGCTAGGGTCTGCATGTTTGTCCAGTATTGCACTTATCTGTGAAATACGGTTATTGATTTCATCGAACAATTTAATGTGTTCTGAAATATCATCTTGCCCGTGCCAATCGATACCGTCATTGTAGTTCGGAACGTGAACCACTAATGGAAGTGGAACTCCTGTTACTTCTTCGTCGTAACCTTCCGGTAACTCGTCACCGATTTTGAATAATAGAATGTTTCCGAATTTATCAGTACGGAAAATATCTAATTTGAATTGACGGTAAACAATCTTACCAGCATAGTGTGATTCAACATGTAGTAACCACTTATCGCTTGTGCCTTCAATAAGGATAGGTTCAGCAACGTGATACACAACAATCTTTGACTTATCGAATGGTGACGTTTGAGGGTACACCTTTTTAGGGTCAATCGCTTCGATGATAAGTCTTTTAGGGTCAGCCGTTTCAGGGAACAGTCCATTATACTCTTGACCGTAACGTACCTTGTAGAAAGCGTCTCCATTTGTAGCAGCAATAAGTGCTTGCTGATAGTTAAGGCGATGCATCTTGTTTTCTTCAGTGAAACGGTCTAATGCTTTTTGTTCCGGTGATTGTGATTCTTTACCACTTGAAATAGTAGGTACTTCACCAAAAAGAAAATCACTCGACTTGCGAACAATTAAACCCGAAAAATTGGCTGAAAGATACGCTTCGTTCTTTTCTGCCGATTCAGGGAAAACTTCTTCATGATCTCCTCTAGCAAGCTTTTCATTACGTCGGTATTTCTGAATACGCATTTCATGGTCAGTCAAAGGGAAATATTCACCTTTAACGAAAAGGTCTTGCAAATTCATTTCTTTTCCTCCTTATAAAGTAAAAAGACCGGTAGTTTCCTACCAGCCTTTCGGTTTATTTTGAAACATTCTTTTGCGGTGTGTGCCAGCCATGTCTACACAAGATGCCAATGCATCGGGTAGATCATCGTGTTCATGTTGTGGAAATAATTCCAACATTTCCAGCAATAACCTATGTTGTCGTTTAAAACGTATCTGTCCTGCTTCTACAAGTGGTTCAAGTGCCTCAATACGAATCTCTTTCTTTGTACGTGGGTTAACTGCTTTCAACCTAGTTCTGAAATACGAACGTTTAGAGAGGTTAACTTTTAACTGTTGAAACATAGACCATTGTGCCTGAATAGTTTCAACTCCAAATGTGTGATGATTGTATTCAAGTATTTTATTCTCTGCCATTTTAAGTGCCTCATGTGCATTGACCTTTGCCGCCCATGCATCTACAACGTAAAAGATGCCAGTGCGTCGGTCTCTACCAAGTGTAATGATAGCGTTGTAGTCTCCCTTACCTGTAATGGCAACATCCCAAAATCCATAATATTCCAATGGTATCATTCGCCCTGAATCATCGTACAGGTCTTTGTCGTCATAGAATGTGAAGTACTCTTGTCTGAAAATAGCGTCTTCGTCACTGTATGGTAGATTCAAGTACTCACTGTTGAATGCCCTTGTACCAACGTTACATTTCTCTTGAATGAGTTTGTAGTAAGGCATTCTGTCTTGCCATAATACTTCCGTGCCCTTATCCATTTCTTCTTGATTCATAAAGTAGTAATGTTCCGCATTATCTTTACGGTCAGGGTCTTCAACGTCACGATAAATTCTTTCATACTCTTCCCACATTTCAACGTTGTCAGGTGGGGAAACGATAGCCGAATATCTTTTCGCTTTGAAATCAGCACGTTGCATTACATATGGCAGCAGTCCATTAGGGTTCACCAATGTACCCATGTAAATGAAACCGGTACGTTGTGGGTCTCCAAGTGGGTTAATTACTTTGGTGTACCATGTTAGGTTCTTCTGTCTTAGTTCAGGCGTGTTTGTGTTCTTCTCCGATTCGAGATCATCTAAAATGCAATATGTTATCGCAAGGCTTTTTATCCTTACTTCTATGACTTGTATTCGTCATAGTTCAGCATACATTTTCACCTACGACTTTACGTTTAGGTGTCGGACACTCTTGGGTGGGTTATATTCTGCAAGCAGTTTCACCACCTATGCGTTACGATGGGTAGAGGTCTTTACTCCTCTACCTTATCTCGGTATTGGCGTTTCAGCGTTTACCGATATTGCCCGATGTTCGATTAGTATTTCTACTAAAAGTGACCAGTTTTACCAAATCAAGTCAGGTCTCGCGTTGAGGAACTTCATGCCTCGCAATTGTTTCTGCGTTGAACCAATGGCTACCATTATATTGTTCTTTGTTACAAACTTCTCTGCATTATCCTTAATGTTTCCCCGTCCAGTTTCGTCCATTAATTCGCCAAAATCTTCACGTAGTTTTGCATTGTGCTTTAGTTGATTGTTAACGTAGTCAGCGAACAGTTTAGCACCGTCTTGTGTTTCAGACACTATGACTATGAATGACCGTAAGTTATAGACAATATTGTACAGTGGGTACATATTCGAAAGGTATGTGGACTTCGCATGGCTTCGTGGGACACTCCATGCGATGCGTTGTGTAGGGTCTGAATGGTAGCTATCCAAATAGTCCGTTAACTCTCTATGAAAGGCTGGTGCGTCCTCAATGCCTATGCCTTCGGGAATTAAATTATTTTCATTTTCAGGATTCTTGTCATGCGAAAAATATTCATACATGTACTCTAATGTACTGCCCCAACATCTAGTGATACGTTCGCACTGTTCCCGTTCCTTCTTTAGCATTACAGCACGTTCTAGTACTTCTCTTGACATTTCTTTGCCTTGCTGTGCTTTTTCTTTTACTCTATCGAGAAAGTTGTCAATCTCCTGAAGGCGATTAATCCACTCTTCATAAGACTTTCCCTTTACTTTTCCTTTCAGGTTCACCGTGCCACCTCCTGTAATTTGTTGCCGATGCAACGTCCTACTAAAAGGTGTAAGAAACACCGCCCAAATACAGGTTTTCGGGCATAAAAAAAAAGACGTGAGGACTAGCCCCACGCCTACTTAGTTAACAGATATTCGTACCATACTACTTCTTTATCTAACTGTTCATCAGTATAGTCTTCAAAATAAGCTGGACCAACTGCTGCCTCTTCTATTTCCCATATACAATCTATAATAAATTTGATCTTTTCCTCTCTAGTCATTTTGTACACTCCATTTCTTCATACGTATAAATAGTAGTAACGTTATTTACTGTAGACATAACAGTGTAGTGTTGCCCGTTCCCTTCCATCTTACCGCCTCTAGCTTCACAGCTTTTAGTTTCCTGAATCATGGCATAAATCAATAACGCTATTCCAGCTACACATAGTACTGACATTACAATCAAAAATGCCTTCATTTCTTACCGCCTCCAACACTAGCTAAATATCTCTTCGCTGTTTTCCAATCGGGGTCACTCTTTTTAGTAAGGGCGTTTTTCTTGGCGTAATTGTGCCATGATCTCAATACCTTACTTAGTCCTATAATGTCAGTCTTAATGAATCCAGTACCGTCCAAGCAGTTAGGCGAAAATCTCAAATACTCATGAGGTCTATTCGTGTCGCCAAAAACAAAGATGGTTGTAATGTTGCTATGTCTAGCTTGGCGAATTGCTTTAACTATCTGTCCAGCAGTCAAAGCTGTTCTATCTCGTTTGAATTCAAGTAGCAGCGTATGACCGAACAGTTCTATAGATGCATCTACATCACCCATCTTATTCTTACCGTCGAAACAATCATCGTACATTTTTAAATCCCACGTCCCATTCAAGAACCCTACAATATCTCGAATGTTTGGCAAGTACACCTCTGTTTCCTTCACGTCTCCATTATCTTCCCATACCTTAATGCGTCTATGACCTATCATCCTAACGCCCTCCCTTCTTGTGTACACTTGCGAAGTTCAGGCGAAATGGGACAAAAAAAGAACCCCACTAAATTAATAGTGAGGTCTATATATTGATTAATTAGAACACATTTCTAAATATTCAAGGTACTGTTTAATCTGCCCTGCCACGAATTCAGCTACAGGAACAGATACGGCATTCCCCATCTGCTTATAGAATTGAACGTTAGATACTACTTGTTGGTATGACTCTGGAAAACCCTGAAGCCTAGCAAATTCTCTCGGTGTTAATTTCCTTACCTTTAATCTATCGTAGTCCAAAATTTTAGGTTGGCGATTTCCACCGCCTCCGGTATTGAGTGTTGGGCTTAACCCGTCAACATCATAGACACGACGAATATTGTCATGACCGTTAATGTCCAACATTCCTAGAACATTGATAGTAGGTAACGATTCAACTACAACCTGTTCATGACCAGTTAATAGCGTTTGTGCTATCTGTTTTCCAATGCGGCCACGTCTTGTTTTACTATTAGGACGGGTAACATTAATCATGTCGCCCTCTACTGCAACATCGTAACCTTTCTTGGTAGCCTGTTTTACTCGAAGCCCTTCTTCAGCTTTTTCAATGATATGAAGTGCTTTAATATCCTCTACATAAAACTTTTCGTCGGCATGATCTTCTAGAAAGTCTTTCAGTTTTGGCACAAATTCAGTCTGTTGTTCTTCAAAAACAAACGTTTGTTTAATATCCTCTCGAACACCCAAGATGAAATAACGTTCCCTGTTTTGGGCTAAACCTTGATACTTTGAATTGTACAGAACGTAGTACATCTTGTAGCCCACCTTGGCATACTCTTCTTCAATCGTAGGTAAGTACTTCTTTACTGCCTTGACGTTTTCGGCAAGTATAATTTCAGGAAGAGATCCAGGGGTAGCAGTTCGAACTTCTTGCAGCAATCGCATGATTTCATAGAAAAGACCACTTCTAGTTTCTCCTTTAATCATTCCTGCTTTCAGTCCAGCTATACTTATATCCTGACACGGAAACCCGAACAACCATACTGAAGCTGGTCGTAAGTCTCTCCATGACATTGTACTAACGTCTGCTTCTTTAACTAACGTGTCGATATTGTGTGCATAGGATTGTACTGCATATTTGTCGAAGTCCCAAGCCCCAACCACTTCAAAGCCAGCGTTAATGAATCCTAAATCGAACCCACCGCCACCGCAGAAAAATGAATTTACTGTATACATCTAACAACCTCCCTGTAGTTTTGCTACAGGTGGTTACTTGCAGTTTCGGGGCTTTTTGAGACAAAAAAAAGACGCTTATCTCGTTATAAGATAAACGTCGTTATTGCGTATTCTGTAAAGTTAAATGTATTTCCAACAAAGATAGTCCACCAAATGAAGCGAAATGCGATAGGCAACTCGAACCAGTTACCGACAGAACGAAACTCTTTCATATATATCATAAATGAGACACCGAACGCACTTGTTAATGCGAACATGAATCTAGCCATACTTGCGAACTCATGGTTTTTCGTGGAGATAAGGAACAATAGTATTGTTAGAACACCTGAACCTAGTATCAATATTCCGAACGCCATTAAATCCTTACTAGCCTTTTGGTCTTTCTCTTCCATCACTATTCCTCCTAAATAAAAAAGATAGGGCACGTAGCCCTACCCCTTATTTTACTTATTTACTGGTACATCTGTAAACTGTGCGTTTGCGATTGTATCAAATGTATCTGAATCAATTACTGTTAAGTTACCACTTACTTTTTCCGGTGTTCCTGCATCTGATAATTCAGAAGTCATTGCAGTTGCATATCCTTTAGAGTTCGGTGAAATGTCGTCAGACATCATAATGTCATTTGAAGAGAAGCCATTCAATGATACACTATCAGCCTGGATTGTTACCGACTTATCATTAGTGTTTTCTACTAGGAATTTAAGTCCTTCATCGTTAGCTTCCTTGAAGTAGATTGTAACCCCGTTACCTTCCCACACTTTTGTAGGTTCAGCTTTTGGTGCTTCCTCTTTCGGTTCAGTGCTTGCTTCGCTTGTGATACCTTTATCTGCTTTAGTTGTTTCACTGGTAGAACCTTCATCTGTGATTTTATCCGTATCGTCGCCACTTCCTCCTGAAGCAACCGCCCCAATAAGGATAACTAGTACCACCCAAAACCACCAGCGTTTGAAGATTGATTTCTTTTTCTTAGTTACTTTTTCAGTTGTCATTGTCCATTACCTCTTTCATTATATCTTTCCATTACTGCTTCATTAGCGTAATCAACTATTTCACTTAGATTTTCTCTGAATGCGTTCATGATCTCGATGTGCTTGACCAGTAATTCATCCAGCTTGTCCAATCCCGTGTCCGGCTGTGTAGCCATTAACTGTTCAAAGGATTTCATTGTGTGTCCCCTCCGTTTATTTAATTCGTATTCCTTACTCTTAGTATATTACACTACATGACTGTGAATTACAATACCTTACACTAAATTAATTCCAAAAAAAAATACCACCGTCATTAGACAGTGGTAAGTTCGCTTTCTTCTCTTTCTTTTAACCAACGTTTATATTTTTCTGTGGACGCTTTTTTAATAGCGTTAATAGTGCCTTCAGGAATTCCGTACAGGCGTGTTAAGTCCCTTTGAACAATTCCATCCTTTTGAAGATAATCATAAGCCGTATAGAAAAGACTCTTAGTAATGGTAGACCGCATAGCCCTTGTTCTTGTCATATCCAGTTTCTTTGTAGGAACATAATCCATAGGAACTTCTATATTACTAGCAGTAGCTTTCTTAGCTATGTTCTCAACGGCATTTCTTGTTATATTGAACTCTTCAGCAACATACGCAAACTCTAAGCCAACTACACGTAAGTAGTAGACTAAATCCATAACTACTTCCATACTTCCGTACTTATCGATTAAACGCTTAGTGTCCGACGTGTTGTATTTAGGGCTGTACTTTTCAATAAGAAGTGATTCAGCTAAAGTGCGTACATTCTTATTCATTTCCGATTTAGTGATTAGAATATGTGTCCACTCTTCCATGAACTTTTCAGTAACGTCAGACCCTCTCATATGTGCATGTACTCTTCGACGCAAAACTGAAGACTCTCCAATGTAAAGCACTTTGTCACCGGACATAATCATGTATAGCCCTGAACCCTTTGGAATCTCTGTTGGTTCAGTCAATAACTCAAATTTAAGTTCTTTCTTAATTTCGTATGGTTCAATTCCGTATTTGATAGTTTCAATAATTTCATTCATTTTTATCGCCTCCGTGTGGAGACTTGCAAGCTGATCTACTTTTAGGACACGGAAAAGAATTAGAAAAATTTCGCAAAAATTTTTTTACAGGGCCGCACTATTAAGCAGCAGTGTTTTCAGTAAGTACCCCTTACCCTACTGGAAGTAACTGGTATCAATAGTTTCAAAAATTGTATAAATATTTTGCAGGGATCAGTCCGGGGGGTGTAGGGGGTGTGCCTCCCCTGTTGTACCCCTTCTTGCATTCTAGTTTCTATTCCAGCGTTATCACTAGGTATATATGGGGTGTATGGGGGTGGATATGTGGGTGTATTGTGGTGACACTTTTGGAAGTGAATTGATGTTGTTGTTTCGCTGTTTCGCTTTCACTTTCACATGTCTTGAGTTGTGGAAGTGTATGTGTGCATGGGTATGGGGTATGGGTAGTGGGTATGGTGTGCCCTGCCTGTCTGTCTACTGCCTTGCCTCACTGCCTTGCCTGTGTGCTGGTGCTGGTGTACTGGTATGGGTACTACTACCACTACTACTACTGGTATATAGGTAGGGGTACATATAGGGGGTGCTATATAGGGGGTATTATATGGGGG